ATCGCAAACTCTTAACGTTATTATGTTATTATGTTATTATGTTATTACAAAGAAGTTCTCCCCCTTCAACTATTTTCTTTAATAGCACCATGCAACTCTCTATGTATATGAGACTTACGACAAATGCAACAATACAGAAAGCTCTCCCCGCCCACTCGCTGATAACATTTACCACTTTCGGCTACAAATCAAGATTTCCCCCTCGCCTACTCTCCCTCACCTCAAAAAAAATCAAGGAAAAAGAGAGGAGATCCCAAATAAAATGCCTAACTTTGTGGGCAGTCAATGAGTGCTCCTGCAATACAAAACAGCGCGCTGCACGGGTGATGGATAGAAATTTTTTCTAACAAAACGACGTAATGAACAGAACAAGAAGTGATGGTAGAACACAAGAGAGTATAAACGCTTAAAAGAACTAAGGATTATGGAGAGAGCACTACCTATGAACGAGGAGGAAAATCTGCTTTGGGAAAAGTGGAAAGAATCGGGTGTTTCAGAACAGCAACGAAGTCACCTCCTAATCCAACATAGGCTGAAGGAAAGGAAGAAGAAAGAATACGAATGCAACCGGAAAAATGACGAGAATCAGCAAAGGCGGGCTGACATGCAATTACTGCCTTTTACAAAGGAGGAAAAAAGGCTTTGGAGGCAGTGGACAAGGCAGGGTATTACAGGAAGAGATCGAAGGAAACTCCTAAAGCACGAAAGGCGAAAGGCACGAAAATTACAAGGCTACGTACAGAAGAGAGAACAAGGCTGCGTACAGAAGAGAGAAATCGCCAAGAAGAACGAAAGAGAGGCCGACATATTTGTCGGATGCCTTTTTGGCGTCCCCTTCATCCTCGTTGTCTTGGTGGTGTTTATCTTCATCAGCAAGCCCATGATACCCATGTGCATCATTTGGATAATAGGCATGCTACTGGAGATGGCCCTTGGCTGATGGCTATCGGACCAAGCGTCTGCACATGCTAAATAACAATAAAAAACAAAGGATGCCGCCTGGCTTTCAAAATAATCATAAACATCACCCTTCGGGGGTAAAGGGTATATGATTAGCTATTTTTGAGAATGACCCATTGCCCATTTTTATCACTCCCGCTCCGAGCGATGTAGCCTTTCTGCCTTAGGGAAGACAGTTCTCTCTTTAGCGTGGCAAGCGAAACATTGAGTTTGCTTGCCAAAATTTCTCTTGTGATAGACAGATTTTGTTTCATGGCAGAGAGAACAGCTTGTTGCCGTTTACTTACAGGCTCATTTACAGGCTCAGTGGCGGGCTCGTTCTGGATATGGAGCGTTAACTTCACCTGCATGAGTTCGGGTTGTTCCAACAACTCAGGCCTTACCCAATGCTTTTCAACAGGACGGGTTAACTTAAAGTTGGTTGTTTTAGCTTCAACTTTCAACCAAACAGGTCAAATTATTTCTGACTGTTCCAATAATTTTCGGACGAGACAAACGCTACTTGGCAAAAAATGACTACCTTTGCAAAAAAGAAACATCTATAACAATTCGCGCAATCAATGATTTGCTGAGTTGAGGGGCAGCGTTTTTCTTAAACGCTGCAGCATAAAACCTATTATTATGGAATGGACAAAAGAACAAGAGATAGTTGCATTATACCTATATTGCATCATACCATTCAACAAGGTTAACAATTCTAATCGTCAAATTGCGTTGATGGCAGAACTAATAGGTAGGCCCAATGCCAACTCTCTCAAAGCTAAGATTGGAAATTTCGGTTATTTCGACAGTAACCTATCAGCCTCAGGGCTAGGCCATTCAAGCCGTTTGGATGAAACCGTATGGAATGAATATAACGGGAGGTGGCAGGAGCTTGAAATAGACGCATTAAGACTGATTGAAGAATATCAAAGCGCAAGGCGAGACATAAATCCAGACATTCCATCCATTCCTATTGGAAGAGAGCGCGAAACAGTCATTAGACAACGGACGAACCAATACTTATTCAGAAACATGGTATTGTCTGCATATAACAATAGTTGCTGTATAACGGGATTGGCTCGTCAAGAATTAGTGGAAGCGTGCCATATCATCAATTGGAGCGATGACAATCAGAATCGGCTCAATCCATGCAATGGGCTTGCAATGAATACGCTCTTTCATAAAGCATACGACAAGTACTATTTGGGGATAACCCCAGATTATACAGTCGTAATATCTGACAGATTGTATGATGGTCTTTCGAATGATGGCAAAGACAGAACGTACGGGCTATTCAATCCCTACAACAAAGTGCGTATTATAATGCCAAGGAAATTTAAGCCAGACAATGCTTTGCTTGAAAAGAAGTTCAATCTATTTAATCAATATAACTGATGATTAGTGAGTATAATTCTGTAAAAGAAATCTTGCGCTACTTATTGAAGAAGAGCGGCGAAGATATTGACTTGTGCGAATATTTTCCAGACTTGCTTGGCGGTATCGGTCACAATGAATTACGTCACTTTTGGATTGGCGAGAACGGAGAAATCGAAGCAGAATCCAACAATGTTCACGATACAGAAAAAGGGGAAGATTGCTACAAGTCGTATGTGTGGGAAGAGATGACAGACTTTGAAAAGGCGGAAACATGTCGGCTTTTTTCCATTATACGTGACACACCCCAAGCCAAACTGTCAGAGTCTGCAAAGGAGAGATACGGAGCCAATCTACAAGAATAACGTATAAACCAAAGAAGGTGATTCGATGGCGGACGCCGAGACCTTCGGGCTGATACGCGTTGCCTCCGTTCAGCGCCTCAAGCGAATGGTGGTCGTGACAAAGGACGAGGAGAATGTCGTGGAAAAGGATGGCCACCGTATCGAGATCCTCCCTTTGTGGAAGTGGCTGCTGGAGTATTAGTGGGAAAAATCGGCTGCGCATTTCTTCCTTGCTGAGCAAATTTTTCGTTTGCATAAAGCCATTCTATGGTTGTGCGTCGCCTTTCATTGTTAGAATATTGATTTGATGTAACCAATAAGCTCTTTATTGTTGCAATTAGGAACTTCAAGAGATTTACCTCCTTTTAAGCCATATTTACACAGCTCTTTTTCAGAAAGCATTGTGCCTTCATATTCTTCAAGTAGTTCAAGTTTATAAGTAATGTCATTAGGTGGCGTGGCGACCCAAAACGATTGGTCCTCACGTTCGCAATTTTCAGCAGTTACCACCATCTTGAAGCGCACACGGCGCTCATCTGACATAAAAAGATACACAATATCTCCAATAGAAAAATGTGCTCTTCCCATTCTCCAATTGATGAATCCAAGACAATGGATCGCATCTGTATGTCTGCACCTTTTTCTGTTGGCAAAGCCAAGTGCGATTATTCGACATAATTGTCATTTTATGGCAAAAAACATCTAATTTCTTCCAAATCTTTGCCTTCTCCGTTAGGCGGTACATCTGCTTGGGATGATTTGGATGTTGAGGAAATTTTCGTTCAATACTGCCATCTGCCAGTGCAGGAGCGATATAACTATCATACATCGTTTTACGTCTGACTATTGAACATCGTTTCATCATCTCAGAAACATCAACGTAATCATCGTTCATTACTGCCACTAATTTTTCTACTTGGGCGGTACTTGGGCGGTACTTGGGCGGTACTTGGGCGGTCCAACTCCTGTTCCGCGGTCCATTCGGCCTTCAAAGTGGCATCGTGGCGGATAAAGCGGGGACGGTCACGCGGGAAGTAATGCTGAGGACTCTTGTCTGGCGAGCCCTCGGCGCCCTCACTTGCAAAGGTACGTGCTTACCTTTGCAGCATTTTCTACCCTATAAAACCATAAAAAGCCACGCGTTTCTGTTGCTTTTCCAAAAATTGTTTTATCTTTGAATTTTTAATCAAGGCGTCCGCACCTCAGCGACCGAGTCGCGCTTTTTGTATTTGCCCTATCCTTTTGGCGCTTGCAGGCGGCGGAATCTTAGCGCTGCAAGTGTTGGCCCATAAATCATCATCAATACCAAAACAACCATCTAAGCAGCCATGAAGAAAAAAATGACTACTACTGGCGACATGAAAATCGCCTTGGAAGAAGACTTGCTCACGCTCGACGCGAACACAGGTGAGAAATTTTACCGCCCCTTCATCCCCGAAGACTTTCAGCGCTTTGAGGCGGAGACCATCCACGTGCGCGAGGTAGCGCAACGGGCCATCGACGAGACCCGATGGGACACAGGAGAGCCAGGAGCTTTTTTCAAAGTTCTCCACCACACCAATTGCATCCTGAGGACGCGGCTGGTGCATTACCGCAATCAGGTCAAGGATTTTCGCGCCAGGGCCTACGTCACCCTCTACGATATCTACAACGCGCAGATGGAGCAACTGTGGCACCAACTAAGTCCCACGCTTACGGAGCTTCTGGCCTTTGGGGAGAAGACGCTGAAAAGCCTCACGGACTTGGTCGAGTCCTGCCCTGCCTCCGTCTTTAAGAAGATTGTGAGAGCAAGCGACCCACAGGAGGAGCCCGGCATGATGCCCGCCGACTACGAGGACCTCAAAAGCCTGGCCGTGGAGCGGATGACGGAGAGCATGCGGTTTGTGATCAGCCTGGCCGAGGAGATAGAAATGTGGATCACGGATTTGTGTGGCACGCGGAAGATTCGTAGCGCGCCCGAGGAGGCCATCATCTACCGCTACCTCCAAAAGGAGTTTGAGGAAACCCGACAAGACGCTCACCTCGCACGGGTGGAGAAGCGCCACTGGCATTATTTGGACGACCGAAAGGCGGAGGCCAACATGAGCATGCTGCAACGCCTGCTGGACCGCACGGAGGAACAATATGAGCGCTACCCTATCTGCAAGCTATGGGCCGACTGGGGCTACCCGCAAGAGGAGGAAACAGAGGCTTTTGCCCACGAACTGAGCCAGCGCGCGTTTGGGAAAGAAGACTTTGAGAGGCTTTTCATGTACCAGGCTGAGCACCGCATGCTGACCGAGAAAATCAGCAAGCGAAACGCCTACGAGAACCACAGCGATTCGTTCTTTGCTCCCTGGCTGGATCCCAGCAAGGTAGAGGAGTTTCTAAAACCCTGGATAATGGTAAATGTCAAAAAACAAGAACAATGGTATATAGTATGGTGTTTGATGAAATATTCGTTCGACATGATACGGGAAAATCAGGATAAAAACGATTTCGCAGAACGCATGGAAAGCATGTTCAAGGACGTAGAAGTAAAGTGTGTGGTAAATTCGTTTAGGCGACAGGAGAACAAATTGAACCATAACAAGCACTTTTCCAAGTGGTTTAAAGACACTGATCCGGATTATCCTATAGCGGAAAGTCTTTTTCGAAAATTGAAATTGAAAGATCGCTACCGTAGATAGCAGCGTTTCGGGAGTTTTACCAAGATTTTACCATCGCTTGGTAAAATCTTGGTAATTTTCGCTATTTTACACCCTAAAAAGTAAAAGCTATTTACTGTTTTTCCTACTATTTTCATCATCCACCTTGCTTTTACCAAAAAAAGGCCATTTTTTACCAAAATCAGGGGTTTTTTCGGGAAATGTTGGTAAAAAGATTGTGCGGATCCTCGCCCCTTTCTAACTTTGCACCGTCAGTTCGAGGCACGCGAGGCCAACGATGGCAAGCTAACAAAATAATAATAAAAGGTCGCGAGAAGGCGCGACGTAAAAAGAGTGTTATGAGTATGTATTTCAGTTTCACAGTCTGGAGGTTTTTGTTTAGCCTCAGTATGAGTTGTAGTAAAAAGGAAAAGTAAGAAGAGAGTTATGGAAGCAAAAATCATGAGAGTGGTGCAGCAGGGCGAGGCCTTCGCTGTGCAGAGTCAGAAGAGCGAGACGGGACAGGTGAAGAAGTGCAGCATCCTGCTGCAGGAGCTCGGTGGGAAGTACGCCGACCAGTATGCCTGCACGATGCTGGGCAACGCGGCTACCTGCCGCTTCTCCCAGGACGAACTGGTGGCCGTCAGCCTCCGCTTCACGGTCAACGAGTATGAGGGCCGCCACTATCAGGACATCCTCGTGGCGGACATCCATCGACTGAATCGGTGATTTATTTTAACATGAATCATCGTAAATCGGAACATTAATCGGTGATTTATTTTTAACATTAATCATCGTTAATCGGAATATTAATCGGTCATTAATAGGATTGGCCCAAGGGCCAATTTTGAGAACAGAAAAGTAAAAAAATAAAAATCTGAGTTGAGTACGAGGAGGATATTCCATGGTAAAGCGCGCAACAATCCACGTCTCTTCTCGCACAAAAATGAATCATCCGAAAAAATGGAGGGTTAGGATAATAACAAAGGACAAGAAAGGGAATGAAAAGAAAACAACAAATACAACATTTACAATATTTTACAACCAAGTTACCCTTGCAGGAAAGCTGGTTGCAATATTGTCCTCGCGAAGCTGTTGTTTTGGTTGTTTACCTTGCAGCAAGATTGCTCAAGGCGAAGCGTTGTTCATCGTTGTAAAAGTTGTTTTAGTTGTTTTCCCTACTCAGCAGGCTGCATCGAAACAACACGATACAACTTTAGAGTCCCTCCATTTGAGGATAAAAAAACTATACAGTTATGAATAAGGATAATAAGAACATCAACAGCAATCAGAACCATGGCGACCATTGCCAGCACGTACAGATCGGCGGACAGGCTTACTACGACGACCGCAAGTATTTTCTTTTTTCGCCCGACGCACCCGTGCCGCAGGCCGTGGAGAGCTTTCGCAAGGCGGGCGTGGGCCAGCAGATGTCCGACGGGACGTTCGACTTCGTCGTGCGGCCCAAAGTGAAGAGCCGCAGCGTGCTGATCCGCAAGCTCGCCCACGGGCGCATCAGCAGGACCCAGGACGACGCGGTGCAACTGACGTTGAAGTTTTTCCGTACGGAGAATGTGGTTATAGCCCAAGCCATCATGGACGAGGCGCAGGACGCCATCGACGCCCTGCTCAATGAGCAACTGACGAAGTAAAAGAAAGGAGGAAGAAACAATCATGAGTGTACATTTGATTTATTATCAGCAGGGCCACAAGATGATGGAGGCCGTGGGGACGGAGGAGACCTATCGCCGCTATCGCGACAGCCAGGCGCAGAAGCGCTGGGTGGAAACGATTCGCCATCCGAAGCCCGAGACCGACGTCTCGGCGGCGAAGCGGAAGCTGGTGCAGTTCAACTACTCCTGCTTGCCCACGGAGGACGGTTGCCTCAAAGGCGCTAAGCGGCTGAGCAAGTCGGTCGGCATGGACATCGACCACCTGAGCGCCGACGAGGTGAATCTGGTCGCTGCTACGGCCATTGAGAAGAAGGACGAACTGGGCCTGCTCATGCTGGAGCGCAGCGCCCGCGGAGGCGGCCTCCACGTCGTCTTCCGCCGCCATCCCGAGATGGACCAGGAGGCCAACCTGCGCTGGGCCTCCGACCTGCTGGGCGTGGAGTATGACGCTGGGGCAAAGGACATCACCCGCGTCTTCTTCGCCACCACGTCCGAGGACCTGCTCTACCTCCATGAGGACCTCTTTGATAATACGGAATGCGGGACGCCTACGGTTTCTGCTACGGCCACGAAGACGGCCACGAAGCCTGCCACAAAGACCGCCACGGAGGCTGCCGCTACGGCTTCTGAGACAACGCAAAAGGGCGAACGGAAGTCGGGAGGCCCGACGGCTCCCATGGCCTCAGAAACGACTTCTGCGGTCTCTGAGACGGTCTCTAAACCGGACGGTCAAAGCGAGGAGAAGAGCCAAACGGAGGAAGGTGAAACAACGAGCAAGGAAGCGGACGAAACCACCACGGAAGAGCAGGAAGGCCACACGGGCGAGGAAGAAAGCGAAGAGGAGGCTCCTTTGTGCTACAAGGGCATTCCCTACGATCGCATCATCGAGAAATGGTGGACCCTCTACAACGAAGGCGAGCACCCGATACGGTCCAACCGCAACACGCTCACTTTCGAGTTGGCCGTCAACCTCCGCAACATCTGCGATTTCGACCGAGAACTGATGGCCCGCGTCATCCCCTGCTACGACGGATTCCCCGCGGCGGAGAAACTGGCCTGCATCAACTCGGCGCTGAGCGAGAAGCAAACACAGATGCCGAAACGCCTGAGGGACGTGATCGAGGCCGTGCGCCAAGACATGAAGACCGAAGACAAGGAGGATGCCGCTGTCGAAGCCATGTTGCAGGACGACCTACAATACTACAATGCCCTGCCCAAGATGCCGCAGGGCGTAAGGGAGAGCATCAGCGCCGTGGGGCCGTACCTCGCCATGCCCGCCATTTTCGCCGTGACGCCGGCCATCGGTATGCTCGCCACAGGCGTGCGCGTCGATATCCACGGCAAGCCCTCGCAGCTCAACCTGATCAGTTATATAGCCGGCGACTTCGCCTCTGGCAAGGGAAGTATCGACCCTGTGATATCAGCTTGGCTCTCGGAAGTGAAGACGGTCGACAAGGGCTATCTGCAGCAGGAGGAGGAATGGCGTGTGCGGAAACGAGCAGCGAAAAACAAGAAGGATCAGCCCGAGGATCCGAAGTACCCCGTGCGGTGCCTCACCTTGAACACCACCGTGGCCAACCTCGCCGACCGGCTGGCCAACACGGGGGGCAAGCACGCCTTCTCCTTCACGCCCGAGGCCGACACCGTGGCACAGAAGTGGCGCACGGCCATGTGCGACTTCTCCGTCATGCTGCGCCAGGCCTACGACGGCACGCCCTACGACCGCGAGGCGAAGTCGGCAGACGCCGTCAACGTGCACATAGAAAAACTGCTGTGGAACGTCGTGATGTGTGGCACGCCCGACGCGCTCTACCGCGTCATCACCAACTATACCGACGGTTTTCAGAGCCGTGTGGCGGTGGCCCGGACGCCCGACAACACCTTTGCGCCTCTTACGGAAAACCTCTATGGGATGAGGGACGAGTACCTGGCAAAGATCCAGCAGGTGGCCCACCTTCTGCCCTTGATGACTGGAGACGTGGAACTGCCCAAGCTGGAGCAGAAGGGACGCGACTGGCTGGAGCGAGTCCGTATAGAAACGCTGAAGAATGACGACAAGATCAAGGCGCGCCAGCGCTTCCGCACCTGCCCTACCACCATGCGCATGATGACTTGTCTGATGCTCTGCCGCGTGGCCGAGCTGCTCATCCAGCACCACGGGCTGCAAGGGGCAGAAAAGCGGCTGAAGACCGAACCCACGTTGTGGCAGAACCTGCTGCAGCGCCAACAGACGCCGCAGATGCTCATGGCCTTCGACGTGATTGCCGACTACATGCTCGACAACGCACTTCGCTTCTTTCGAGAGCGTATTGAGGCTGCCTTCAATTCGAACGATTATATTTCGTCCGACTCGATGCGCTGCCGCAAGTCAAAGAACGACACCATCTATGAGCAGTTGAACAACCAGTTTACGACCGACGAAGCTCATGGGGCCACTATTGGCGCAAGGGGCTTTGACGTGCCCAAAAGCAGAGTCAACACCATGCTGATGCGCTGGGAGCGACAAGGGATGGTCGTTAGAGTCGATAAGGGGGTATATAAAAAGACGTACCAAAATACTCCTTTGCAATAGCGTAATAACATAATAACATAATAACATAATAACGTTAAGGATTCTCCAATCGTCAAAATGATCAAGAACATGTCACTTATCTTGTCAAAGCATTTCCATCTCACGGAGTTTACCATCTCCCTCACGGCCATCACGCACGGCATCGACAACACGCCGCCCCTCTCGGCCATCTGCAACCTCCAGCAGCTCTGCCTCCACGTCCTGGAGCCGCTGCGGGCCCATCTCGGCCACGCCGTCCGCATCAACAGCGGCTACCGCTCGCCAAGGCTCAACGCTGCCGTAGGGGGCGTGAAAACCTCGGACCACACGCGGGGCTGCGCTGCCGACATCTTCGTCCCTGACGCCAAGACGGGGCGCGAGTGGTTTGCCTGGATGATGGACAACCTCGAGTTTGACCAGCTCATCTGGGAGACCGCGTCCGCGGGCAAGGCCTGCTGGATACACGTCGGCTACCGGGGCACGGGTCGCAACCGCCAGCAGGTGGTCGGCCACCTCGTGAAGCGGTAGGAAACAAACAGAGACCATAGGGACCCGTGGTGGACAAGCGCCTCCGCGGGGTCTCTATGGTCTCTCTATGTGTTTGGGTCCTCTTTCGGGACCGGGACTACGCAAGAATGGGTTGGTGGAGCTTCTCGGCACAATGCTTGCAGAGGCCGCGATAGTAGATCTGCGCCTCGTGCACCTGGAAGCCCTCGGGCACACCCTCGTAGCGGAGGGCGGGCACCTGCTCCTCCATGAAATCATAGACCTTCTCACACTTCTTGCAGAAGAAATGGACATGGGGGTCCAAATTGCCGTCGTAGCAGACGCGGTGCTCGTCGATTGTGATCATCTGGGCCGCATTGTGCTCGGAGAAGAGGCGCAGCGTGTTATAGACGGTCGTTCGCGAGAGCGTCTTGATGAAGGGCACCAGCGCCTTATACACCTCCTCCACCGTCGGATGGGTGGGATGGGTCATGAGATACTCCATGATGGCCATCCGCTGCTTGGAAGGATTGATGCCATGGGCCTTCAGCCGATCATAAACTGATTCTGTTGTCATACCTGATCTCTATTTACTATGTTTGTAATTCAGATGCAAAGGTAGAAAAAAAAGCCGAGATGAAAGAAAAATTTTGGATAATTTACAAGAAGGGGTGGAAAAATTGCGTTATTTCCTACCCCGTCTTGCAGAAAAAGGGCGTTCCACGACGAAAAAGGACGTTCGCGGGGGAATAAAAAGCGCAAGCGGACCATGATCCCAGCGGGCGGGACGATCAGTCGAGGGGAATCACCTCCAGGTCGTCGGGTACGAGGACCGGACCGTCATACTGCTGGGCTGCCTCCTGCGCATAGGCCACCTTGCGTGTGGCCAGCGTCTTCTCCTCGGTATGATAGAGGATGAGGTGGCGCACGCCCAGTTCGGAAGCCAGGCGACCAGCGTCGAGGGCCGTGCTATGACTCTTCTCGTAGGGCTTGAAGGTCTCGCGGTCGGCATAGAGGCAGAAAGCCTCGGCCATCAGCCAGTCGGCCTGCTCGACGAGGGGGCGGTTGGCGGGATTGTAGGGTTCGTCGCCCAGGCAGGCCACCACCAGGGGAGACGCCGGGGCGCCGAGGGAGGCGGAGGCTGGAGACACGCTTCGGGGCAGTTCGGCTCGAAAACCGTACTGCTTCTCCTTCGTGGAGTGGATGTCGAAACACTGGATCGTCATGTCGCCCACGGGGAATCGGTCGCCGTCCTCCAACTGATGGAAGACGACACGCTGCGCGACCCGGGCGAGCTGCTTCTTGGCGAGGATCATGTCGACGATGGTGCGCAGGACCAGCAGCACCTTGTCGTGGCCATAGACGTGGAGAAGGCCCTCGTAGTCCTTGCACTGGGCCACCATGCGGATCACCCAGATCACGCCCAGCACATGGTCGGTGTGGGCATGGGTGACGAAGAGGTGGTGGAGGTCGCGGATGGCTACGCCAGCGCGCTGGAGCTGCCTCAGCACGCCGTTGCCTCCGCCAGCATCGACGAGGAGGCGCGTGGTGGAGGTCTCGAGGAGGAAGCACGTGTTGTAGCATTGGGTCACGGTGGCGTTGCCCGTGCCCAGCATGATGATCTGATTCATAGCTGATGGTGTTGTCTGGTGCGTTATACTTCGTGGGGCGCGTCTCGCCAGGGGCGAGCGCGAGGAAGGGGACTGAGCAAAACGCCGTGTCACACAGCGGGTGGCACGGCGTTGTCAGTTTTATAAATGATCAGCAGGGGTGGGGATTACTTCACCACCACCTTCTTGACCTTGCCATTGGCGAACTTGTCGAGGCGCAGGCCCTTGGGAGCAGCCAAGCGCTTGACCTTGCCATCGACGCCATAGGAGCCGACCACCTTCGTGGCGGGAGCAACCTCAGAAACTTTGTCGACGGCGTCGGTCGTCTTGGTGTCGATCCAATAAGTACCGAAGCAGAGGTTCTCATCGTCGAGATCGACATAGCCGAAACCGGTGATGTAGCGGCCGTCGGGCGTGATGCAGCACGGCGTGTTGAGCTCATTGACATCGAGCTGGGCCAGTTCGGGAACCTCGGGGAAGGCCTCGGAGAGACGATGGGCCACGGTGTCGCCAGCGAGGCAGATCACACCCGTGCGGGCGTTGCTAGTCTCGTCGTTGATGTAGCCGATCATCGTACCGTCGTCGGAGATGGCGGTGGCGTAGTAGGCCAGCGTCTGCGTAGCCTCGGGGCAGGAGATGTACTCCAGGGCATCGTTGAGGACGTCGTAGCGGGCGAGCGTGTAAGACTGCTCGGTGTTGTTCTTGTTGTGGACGCTGAGGGCCACCCAGCGACCGTTGGCGCTCATGAAGGCACCGTTGAAGTAGTCCATCGGCTGCGGGCCGCTGAGCTCGATGCTGGAGTCGTAGAAGCGCTTGCTGACGGGGATGACGGAGTAGGTCTTGCCGCCCTGGTTGAGCACCCAGACGCAGATGGGATAGGCAGCGAAGTCGTCCTGGACATAACCAAGGAACATGGAGCCGTCGGCGTTGGCGCCCGTGAGACCGAAGCCGTTGGCCTCGTAGCCGAGCCACGTGCTGGTGGGCATCGGGAGGTCATGCTTCACGCCGTCCTTCAGGTAGATCGGGTGCTGCATGTAGGTGTTCCCGTCCCAGGCGAAACCGCCGATGACGGAACCATCGGTGCTCATGGTGTTGGCCAGGGCGGGCTCGTTGACGCCGAGGTCGGTGTATTCGCCCGTGTTGAAGTCGAACTTGCAGAGTTTGTCGCCGACATAGCCCACGCCCGTACCATCAGGGTTGACGGCGCGCACCTCTGTGCTCGCGTCCTTCGTCTCGTCGCCGTTCTCGGGAGAAACGAAGTACTTGATCTGGCCGTTCTGGGTGTCGTAGATGAAGCCCTGGCCGCCGGCGTCGCCACCAGCGATGTAGCGACCGTCGCTGGAGATGTAGGTGCCCATGAGGTAGCCGTTGTCGGCATAAGGTACATACGTCAACTTCTGTGCGGACACGGAAGTCATGGCAGCTAGGAAGGCCGCAGACAATAACATTTTCTTCATAAGTTTTTAATTTTAAAAATATAGATACAACTTGATTTGATTTCCTGATCCACAGAACACAGGATTTGCTCTCAATGTACTTTCCAAAAATCTCGCCCTTCTTACCAACATGGAATATCGCTCTATCACCATGAAAGCGAGACGTTTCGTTTGTACGGATGCAAAGTTACATAATAAAAAAGAAACGCAAGGGGTTTTAATCTTTTTTATCCCAAAGTGTTAACGGACGTGTAAAAACAAGCTACTCTACGATATAGGCGGGCCTCAACGAGAGAATCAACGTAAGTATAGCGGGTAATTATGCAATTATCAATTTCAAAGTGGTTCTTCTCGAAAATGGAGTGATTCGACGTGGACACATGGAAAACAACTTGAACAACTTTTACAACAAGTAACAACTCTCGGACACATTTCCTGCTGATTTCTCCTGGCGTAATGTCCTGGCGAAGCCTTGTATTTTGTTGTTTACCTTGCAGCAGGATTGCAATACGCGCGAAGCGTGTAGGTTGTTACTTGTTGTAAAAGTTGTATTTGTTGTTTTTCCTAACTCAGCAGGGCTTATTGGCAACAGCACAAACCCTATCACTCGATATTCCGGAAGAACCTTTAAAGTGGTTCTTCTCGAAAATGGAGTGATTCGACGTGGACACATGGAAAACAACTTGAACAACTTTTACAACAAGTAACAACGCTTCGCGGGGACACATCGCCTCTTCGAGGCCCATGCTGACCAAGGGTTGCTACAAGGGAAACAACTATGAACAACGCTTCGCCTTGGATAAGGGGGATAAAACGAAACGTATAAAAGTGGAGTGAGAGAGAAATCGGGGAAAGCGTTGATTTACAAAGGGTTTGAGGATAATGAACGAAATGAGAGGGAAAAACGAAACGTTACATTCGCTTTACATTTGCTTTACGTTTGGGCTCGATTTGAACGGTGTTTGAAGGGTATTGCTTTACATCGGGGCTGAGAATGTTATGTTTTGGGTTGTCCTGACAGCTGTATGGGGCATTTCGTTGGCTTCTGGGCGTGTATGGCTGCTCATGTGGGTGCTTTATCGTCTGGACATGGAAATGGGCGCTGGTGGGGCTTAAAACGGCTTGTTTGGGTGGTGATTGAATGAAGGAGGGTGTGGCTGCGGCCATGCCTTTTATTTTGCTTGTTTCTTGATTTTTATGCTTGTAAATACTTCTATATTTGGTATATTTGCAAGCGAAAACGAACATTTTAAGAAACAGAAAGGAACGGTTATGACAAAGGTTATACACGTGCATTTGATACATGGGCGGAAGAACTACTACTTCGGCTCAATATCGGCGATTTATACGGTTTTGACAGAGGATGAGGTGGGTATAAAGAAAAGCTCGCTGCTACACGCCGGACTGGCTGACGGAGGTGTTATACTCAATAAAAAGGCTATGATCCGGCAGGGAGAGCTGATAAGAGGACCCAGAGCGGACAAAGAGAAGGAATAAGGATGGCTTAAACGGGTAAAACGCTGATATAACGGCATTTGAACGGCTTGAACACTGATTTGAACAGTGGTCAAGCCGTTTTTGTGTTTTGAAGGCTATTGAGATTGGTGAAAATGGGCGTTTCTCGGGGTTGGGTGTGCAGTTGGGTGTGCGTTTGGGTGTGCATGGAAAAACGAAATGTTCAGAGAGGGTGTGCATTTGGGTATTCACTTTTAACATGGAAAACAAGTGATTGACCCCCTATATAACTCCGAACAAATTGTGATTGATGTCATTTTCGGGCGTTTAGGGGGTGGGGATAATCCCACGTTTTGACATGTTATAAACCTTTGCGGAATGTCGGGAACGCCCTGTTTATCGGGTTTTTGGCTGCTTTGCTACCCTATTATACCTATGTATGTGCGTGCGCGACACGTTTTGCGGTGTGGAGCGTGTGCGTGTTGCGTGTGACGTGAGTATCAGACGAGGCGAACGAGTCCGACAATGATGCTCAGGCTGCGTATGTCGTCGCGTGGGAGGAGGAAAGGGTGATGAACGCTGCTGTTTTCCGACACGCATAGAATGCTGTCGGCATGATCTACGCTTTCCTGCACGCGTTTGACGAGTACCCCCTGGCTCGTTTCGAGGACATAGACGGTACCCCATTGGAAGAAGCGGATGTCTGTGATTTTGCGACAAGCGAGGAGGTCGCCACTATAATATAGCGGCACCATGGAGTCGCCAGATACCCGGATAAGGAAGTTTGCCCCTTTGTTCTCGAACTCTGGTATGACATAGCGCTCGCAGTCCTCCAGACGTACCCCACCGCCGCTTTCGGCAGGAAAACCGGCGACAGCATCGAGCGGTATGAGTGGTATGCCCTCGCTGCTGCCATGGGGAACCTGGTGGGCTATCTCAACAGTGTGCTTAGGAGTCGGCGCATTATTATTTTCTGTTTCCTGAAGCATTGCTCCCTCGCCAGTGAGCAGCCATTTAGCATCAATATTGAATTGTAATACAATATTCTGTATTGCAGAGGTACCAACACTACTTCGCCCTTTGGAGATTTCTGTGACCATAGAGGCGCTAATACCTAACTTGGCGGCAAAATCACGTTTGTCGCTTACTTTTTTATCTCTCAAAAGTGTCTCGTATGCCTCTATAAAACGGGCGGAGACGTCGTTTTTTGCTTCCATAATACAGAACATTGAATTATTTAGCCCGAAAAATTTGGTAGTTAATACAGAATACTGTATCTTTGCAGCGTGTTTAAGATTAAACGCGCGGCCAAAGATAGTGAAAAAGGCCGAGAATTACAAATTTTAGCAATTAAAGAATATGAACGATAAGGAATTTGCATTGAATGCGGCGATGAACAGAATGCGCAAGAAGTTGAACCACCTGACGGGTGACATTGAAAGTTGGAAAGAGGACATGGTGAATGACTATGCAGAGTTTTTCCGCTGGCACGCCGACGATCTGTATGAAGCAATGGCCGCAAAGACGATACTGGAGCCTGTGTATGAGACAGCCAAGGGACTTGGTCTTGCGGCACTTGAGGAGTCTTTGCGCCACAATATAGAACACCTGACAGACGACCTGGTGTATGGTGATTTGGAGCGTCAGAGCACAGGCAAGATGAGCAACATGGCATACGGACTGGAGCTGAAGGCGAAACAGAAGATGATACAGTTCTTCAGTGCAATTCAGACGGTAATAGCCGAGGGTAAGAAGATTGAAGGATAACACGGAAGTCCCAAAGGCTGCACTGGATAGTCAGCCGCCGCACTGGATAGTCGGCAGGGGCTGCCTCGGATGACGGCGGGAAAGACCGCAGGAGTGGCAGGTTTGCCATGCGCTGGATAGCCATGTGGGGTTCGACTCCCCTACACTCCACGAACAAAGGTAATAACGAACTAAAAACAGAGGACAATGAAAAGAGTGATAACAGTAACCCGCTCCCAGCGGGAATTTTTGGCAAAGGCCTTCGGTGTGACGAAGGAGATGGTGAGCTACGCATTGAATTTTCACCCGGTGAAGGGTCAGAGCGACCTGGCAAAGAAGATACGCAGCCTTGCCGTTCAGCGTGGCGGTTTTGAGCTTGTTACGGCTCCTACGAGCGAGGTGGTGCATGACGCAGACAATATGATGCGCCAGCACTTCGAGAACGGCTGGATGTGGGAAGGCGACAAGAACACGGGCGTACTGGAGTTGAAGGACGAGAAAGGCGACGTGGTGGAACGCATCGAGCACGCCGGGTTTACAGACATCAAGACCGTGCAGGAGAAGGTGGAAGCCATGTGCTGCGCCACTATGTAAGGAGAGAACCGCAAGAAGGAAAACAAAGATAAAAGGAAATGGAGTACTACAACAAGATATTGTGCGTGACGTTTGCCGAGCTGACGGGCGGCAGAGACCCCGTGATGAAGGCGAACACGCTGAAATGCAACGTGCAACGCAGCAACATAGCGTGTGCACGTCGTGGCGGCGGCGAGGGGACTCAGGCACTGTATGTGTGGAGCAGTATTCCGGAGAAGTACAGACGGCGGTTTGTAGCGACATACGGCGACCCAGAAGAAAAGATGCGAGAGGCTATGACAAAGGCAAGCATAAAGATAGATGCGAAGGCGCGTGAATATTACGAAGCCTACACCTATATGGACAAGGACGGGCAGGAGCGCCACCTGACGGAGAAGATGATAGAGGAATATACCATCAACGCCTCGGTGCTTGGCGAGCTGGAGAAGATGGCGGCAAGACGCCAGGCCATCCGCAGCAGTCTGAATGCTCCGATGTCGGGTGCGTGGGACTTGATACTTGACAGTTCGGAACGTATGCGCGAGAGCTACGGCCACACGCTCCCGGGCACATTGGCGCGACTGAAGACGCGACTGAAGGCTTGGAAGTCCGATGGCTACCAGAGCGTGGTGAGCGGCAAGCTGGGCAACTCTTCGGCACTGAAGATAACCGGTGACTTTCTGAAACTGATTGTGGCTTTGAAACGCAGCAAGGTGCCGGTGTACACCGACGCGCAGCTGTTTGAGAAGGCAAACGAGATAGCCGAGGAAAGAGGCTGGAAGCCGATAAGAAGCCTAAGCGGTATGAAGAAATGGCTTTCCAGCCCGTCGGTTGAGCCTTTATGGTATGACGCCGTATATGGCGAGCAGGCAGCCCGTCAGCGTTACGGCAGAAAGCACAAGACGGCACTTCCGACACGCAGGGACACGCTATGGTATGGTGACGGCACGAAGCTGAACCTTTACTATAGGGACGAGCAGGGCAAGGTGCGGACGACTCAGGTGTATGAAGTGATCGACGCTATGAGCGAGGTGCTTCTGGGCTACTGCATCAGCGACACAGAGGACTATGAGGCCCAATACCACGCCTACCGCATGGCAATCCAGAAGAGCGGACACAAGCCTTATGAGATTGTTTATGACAACCAGGGCGGCCACAAGAAGCTTGACTCTGACGGTTTTATCGGGAAGATTTGCCGCGTACACAGACCGACACAGCCCTACAACGGCGAGTCGAAGACGATAGAGAGCGTGTTCGGACGGTTTCAGGCGCAGGTGCTGCACAAGGACTGGCGCTTCACGGGTCAGAACGTGACGGCGAAGAAGGCGTCGAGCCGCCCGAACGTTGAGTTTATCGAAGCCAACAAGGACAGTCTGTACACTCTGGAGGAGCTGAAAGATGCCTATGCCGCAGCCCGGAAGGAATGGAACGAGGGTGTGCACCCTGCCACCGGCGAGCGTAGGATAGACATGTATGAGAAGAGCGTGAACGAGGAGACCCAGGAAGTGACGCTGCACGACATGGTGGACATGTTCTGGGTGTTTACGAAACGCATGGCGACGTTCACGGACCAGGGCCTGCAGGTGACGATCAAAGGCGAGAAGCGGCAGTATGAGGTGTTCAGTACACCTGGTGTTCCGGATCACGAGTGGCGAAGGAAGCACACCTACGAGCGGTTCATTGTGGCTTACGACCCTTACGACTTTGCAAGCATCAGACTCTATACAAAAGGCACAGACGGCTCGCTGCGCTTTGAGCGGACGGCAGAACCCTACATACTGATACACCGCGCCCTGCAAGACCAGCAGGGGACGGACGATGCGAAGTTCATCCGCCAGGAGCAGGAAGCCAACCTTCAGGACCGCATAGAGCGGACGGTGGCTGGCCGGACGATAGCCGCCGAGCATGGCACGGACGCTGAGCAGCAGGGGCTGCACTCGCCGAAGCTGAAGGGCACGACGGCAGCCGTGCAGCGGCAGATAGACCACCGCATGGAGCGTTACTCGCAGCCTCCTGAGCAGTACCAACTCGGAAGACACACGAAATCGCTGAGCCTTGATGACTGGCTGGACGTGATGGAGGGCGGTGATGATGGCGACACGCCGAGAATACCGCTTCCGATGGAGAAGAAGATTGCATCAAAACTGTAGAATCAATAAAAACAAACGATATGAACGAGAAACAGAAAGAACAGATACGCGAGGCCCTGCGCCTCTATGTGATGAAATATCCGAGCCAAAACAAGGCAGCAGCCAGTCTGGACGGTACGAGTGCGGGCACGGTAAGCTCGGTGCTGAGCGGCAAGTGGGAGAACATCAGCGACGACATGTGGCGAAAGATAGCCTCGCAGGTGGGAACCGCCACCCCTGGTGCCTGGCAGATGGTGGAGACCACGGCAGCAAAGGAGATGGCCTATGCGATGACTGACGCTCAGGAATGGAAGAACGTGACCTGGGTGGTGGGCGAAGCCGGGTGCGGCAAGACCACGGCAGCGAAGCTTTACGAGCGTGAGCACAGCGGAGCCTACTATATTTTGTGCTCGGAAGACATGAAGCGCAGCGACTTTATCCGCGACATTGCGAAGAAGATAGGTCTGAGGACTGACGGCATGACGATAAGAGACATGCTTGACGCAATCATCGGTGCGCTGATACAGACGGAGAGTCCGGTGCTGCTGTTCGATGAAGCTGACAAGCTGACGGAAAGGGTGTTCCACTACTTCATAGACCTGTATAACAGGCTTGAGGACAAATGCGGCATCGTGTTTTTCTCGACCTCTTATATCAAGCGCAGGATGAAGATGGGACTGCGTTATGACAAGAAAGGCTATAACGAGATACACTCCAGGATAGGACGCAAGTTCTTCGAGCTGGAGCAGACAAGTCCGAACGACGTTTATGCGATCTGCGTGGCGAACGGACTGACCGACCGCAAGAAGATAGCTGAGGTGGTGAAGGACGCTGAGCAGTATGACTTCGACCTGCGGAGGGTGAAGAAAGGTGTACACAGAGTGAAGCAGATGGACGCTTGAACGGTGTTCAAATAACATTCAAACGATATGAAAAGAGCGATAAGCGTGAGCGAGCTGCTTTCGATGAAGAAGCAGACCTACAAGCTGAGCGACGAGTGGCGCGAGGCTTTCGGCGAGCCTGAGCGGAACGGAGTGTGGTTCGTGTGGGGTCGAAGCGGAAGCGGCAAGACGAGTTTCGTGCTGAAGCTGTGCAAGGAACTATGCCGATTCGGGAGAGTGGCTTATGACAGTCTGGAGGAAGGTTCGAGCCTGACGATGAAGAATGCCTTTATACGAGCCGGGATGCAGGACGTGGCACGCCGAATGGTGCTGTTGGATGCCGAGAGCATGGAGGACCTTGACAAGCGGCTGTCGAAAAGGAAAAGCCCCAACACGGTGGTGATAGACTCCTACCAATATACGGGCATGAGCTTTGAGGACTATCGGGCTTTCAAGGCCCGGCATCCCAACAAGCTGCTCGTCATCATCAGCCAGGCCGAGGGCACACGCCCGAAGGGGCGTACAGCGTCGAGCGTGATGTTTGATGCCTCGCTGAAGATATGGGTGGAGGGATATAGAGCCATATCGAAGGGGCGATATTTCGGGGACAAGGGCTACTACACCATCTGGGCGGAGCGAGCTGAAGAATATTGGACCAATAACGACAAGAAGCAATGAGTAAGGACATGAACGACTACCGGCAGGGTGACACGATATATATCCTGCTGAAGAAGATCCAGGCGGAGAGCGTGATGAACGAATGGCTGGAGGGTAACTGGCAATGTGACCTGACGGCACACCGCAGCCAGAAGAACAAAGGTTGTGTGGTGCTGGAAACTACCGACCTGATGTTTGCGGCACGGATTATCCAGTGGCACACTTATGAGAGAGTAACATATAAGCGACCAAGCAACGAAAAACGATGAGCATGATGGACGATACGATAGAGCAAATAGTGAAGGCGGCAAAGGAAGCCGTGAAGTGCTACGGCGGTGACGACCAGTACATGATATTGGAAGAGGTGAGCCGCCGTCTGCAGGAAGAAGGCCACACCGCCCTTATGGTGGAATATTTAGGAGAGGAGGTGGTGAACGATGAGCAGTAAGCACCGAATGATATGGCTGACGCCACCCGTGTATGGCAGCAAGGAAGAACGGATTGAGAGCCGAGGATATACTTGCGAATACTGTCATGGTCAGGGCGGTTTTTTAGGTGACCGGAGCAGCCCGAACGATAGCGAATGGAAAATCTGCCCTGTGTGTGAGGGCAGCGGCAAGATGGACGCCGAAGTGACCATCAAGTGGAAACCCAACAAACGAGATAAAGCGAAATGAAGATTTTAGACAACATCAATGCGTGGCTGAGCGCTGAGCGCAAGGCCCGTAGAGCGAGAAAGGCGGCGAAGAAGGCAGCCGAGTTAGTGAGAGAGAGCGAAGCAATAGTTCAGGCGCGCGAGTTTAGCGGTGAGGTGTACGTGTGTTTCAACAACGTGCCTATACTGCCAGCCGACGGGCTGACCTGGGACGTGCCGACGACACTTGCCGTGGCGAGGGAGGCTTGGCTGAAATGGAAAGAAAAGGAGGCAGCGCATGAACCACGTCGATAACTACGGGAAGTTCTACAAGCTGCTGAAGCTTCTGCCAGGTGCGGACAAGGAGACCCTTGTGAGGCAGTTTACCAACGAGAGAACAGAGCACTTGCGCCAGATGACCGACAAGGAGTATGAACTGATGTGCAAGGAAATGGAGCGTGTGGCGGGCTACGACGAACGGCGTGCCGCTCTGCTGAAGGCAAAGCGCAAGGCGCGTAGCGGCGTGCTGCACCAGATGCAGCTGTGGGGTGTGAACACGGCAGACTGGAAAGCTGTGGACCGCTTCTGCGAGGACAAACGTATAGCGGGCAAGGCATTCCGCTTCCTGGACAGCGAGGAACTGGCGGCACTGAACACGAAACTGCGTGCCATGAACCGCAAGAAGAAAGAAAACGAGTAATGAACCCATAAAAAGAAAAGACAATGGAAACAAAGAATGAGACAGTGGACCCCTTGAAGGGTATGACGAAGGAACAGCGTGCCGAACTGTTAGCACGGCTGCAGACCGAGGCGAAGAACGACCGCATGGCGAAGCGCGAGAGCTACGAAGCTCTGCGCGGAGAGTTTATGCATGACGTTCTGGGCAGAGTGGAGAACCTGGAGAGCGAGGTTTCGGGCTTCAAGAAATGGCTTGACGACGAGGTGACAGCTTTCACGAAACTCATGCGCGAGTATGGCGCTGTGAAGAACGAGAGCCAGCAGAGCTACACGATCACAGACGGGGGCTTCAAGCTGGAGGTGAAGTTTAACAAGGTGAAGGGCTTTGACGAGCGTGCAGACCTTGCAGCCGAGCGCCTTGTGGACTACCTGAAACGCTACATGGAGGCGAGCGAGAAGGGCGTGGAGGACCCGATGTACCAGATGGCGATGACGCTTCTGGAACGCAACAAGACGGGCGACCTGGACTACAAGAGCATCTCGAAGCTTTATGAGCTGGAGGACCGCTTTGACGAGGAGTATGCAGAAATCATGCGTCTGTTCAAGGAAGCCAATGTGGTTCAGGCCACGGCGACGAACTACTACTTCTCCAAGCGCAATCCGGAGAACGGCGTGTGGAGCCGCATAGAGCCGAGCTTCTGCAGGTTGTGATGATGTGCTGGGCCTTTTTGAGCCTTTTTGAGCCTTTGGAGGGCGCAAGATGAAGAAAGCCACCTAAATATGAGCGATTTAGGTGGCTTTTTGATTGCGGTTTAAGGGAAAAAGATTATTTTTGCAGACTATGAAAAAAGGAAGGAATAAAGAGCTGATTAAGCTGAGGGACGAGGCTCTGTACCGCCGTTACTATTACTGGACGGAGGTGCAGCGCCTACGTTTTGATGATGCCCTAAAGCTTCTTTCAGAACGTGAGTTCTTTATTTCGGAAGAGCGCATCATGAGCATCATCAGACGCAAGTGCAGGGATGGCGGTACGGTAAACGTGAAGCCCCTGCCGAAGGTGAAGGTGCCGAGACTGACGGCGAAGCAGCTGGAACTATTCCCGACGCTGTAGTTCCCGCGCCGAGTCATCGTGGATACGGAACGAGAACGTGTACTCATACGCCTTGATGCCGGCAGGGAGGGAATAGAAACGTGACTTGGTGCGGACGAGCGCGGTCATGGAATTATTCGGGCGGAAGCCCTGGAGGGCGGCATAGACACGGTTTGCCATTTGCAAACGTTCTGAGACCTTGGACTCGGTGCCGGAACCATAGTGAGTATCGTCGTAGCAATCGATGGCGAGCCGGACGGAGAAGAAGACCGTGCCACGCTGCGCGCCCCCTGCGAGATTATCCCAGTCGGCTTCGAGATTGCCGATAAGGACACAGGGGAAAGTGACGGGATAGGTCTCCTCTTCGAGCCCGGCTTCGAGTTGTCCGTAATCCTCATCGACGAGAGAAAGTTCAGGCATACGCTCGGAAATGCGCTGCATGAAAATAGGAAAAAGTTCTTCCATAATGTTTTATGCGTTTAAGATGTTGTGAATTTCGGTTGTAATTTTCTGTTGCACTTTATCCGATAGTTCGCGGCTATCGCCGATGAACTGCCGCTGCGGCATTCGGATATTGAGTTTTGTCTTTTTGGTGAGCGCGAGTGCCTTCCATCGGCTTGCCCTCGGATTTTCGGCGGCAGCAGCCATCCTCTTTTTCTTAGTTTTGCCCGATTTTGCACGCTTGATGCCCGCCTCCTTGTAGAACATCGTCCATGCAAACTTTCTCATCTTGTCGGTGACGGTAGGATGCGTGGAGCCGCCCCAATTGTGGAGCGGCGCATAGAGCACGTCGTTGGCAATGATGACGCTGGCATCGCCCGGTGTGTACTTGATGGAGGCAAAGAGGTGGTTGTGGCGTGAGAGCAGCGGTCCGTATTGACTGGCGGCAGATTTACCGCCCGACTGTTGGCGGCGCGTTTCGGGCCACCGTGTCAGCCCATTGTTGAGAAAGCCTTGCAGACGGAAGTTGTTCTGGAAATGGTCCTTTGCCATGCGCCCGATGAGGACAGGGAGGCGGCGGTGAATGAGTTGGCTCAGCTCACGCTGGTGCTCTTCGAGCTGTCGGATAAAATATTTGTCGTTCATAACGTGTCAGAATAAGAGGTAAAACACGAGTGCTGCGATGCTGCCACCGAGGAGAGTGCAGAGCCAGTCGAGCCAGTCCCAGAGGTTGCCGTAGAGACGGTCTTTGAGTTCGAGACACGATGCGGCGACGGCTGCGGCATATATGGCAGCATAGAAAGAACCGGCAGGTGCGGCGACGATGAAGCCCCCGATGAGATGCTTGTATCGGTTGGACGCTGCGAAAAAAGAGAAAAATTTGTTCATAACGCTTGTTTATTAAATTATTATTGTTATCTTTGCGGCAAGCTTCGAAAGAAGTTGCGTATGCTACGGCATGGCGCCTCGCAGGGGAATCCGAAAGGACTCCCCTGTTGTCATTTTATAAAGTCGCCATCAACGAGGAACGGTCTGACTTCACCGTTTTCGTATATCCACACTTCTTTTATTGCATTTGGTGATTGCCTTTGTCGTGCAATGATTTGTTTGCGAATAAATCTGTCAGCACATCCCTTTGTATTGTTTATAACTATATGGTCGGATTGCTCCATTCCATGCGAGAGCATACGACCGACCTTCTTCTTACTCCACGGCTTGACAAAGCCCTCATACTCGTAGAATGTGCCATCGACGGAGAAGTCGGGGCATTTGTTCTCATATTTTGTACCGATGAGCGAACCATAAATTTGTTTGTATTCCTCGGACTTGCAGTGCAAACGCGGAGTCATACGCACCTTGTGTCCCATTTTTGCGAGCTGTAGGCAGATGCGTTTCATTTCCTTGTAGTCAGCTTTGTCCTTGTCGATGTCGGGATGCACATACAACTTGCCACCATTTTTGAATTTATGCTCCAACTTAAAACCGTCTGACGACATGCGTGAGATGCAGCCATTGATATATGGGCAGTTGTAGCAGTCCTTCGCACGATTGGTGAAGATACTGCTCAGCTTGTCCCTGAAGCCCGGTTTATAGAAGCCGCATGAACTGCATGACTTGGGGAAGTAGGGATGCGACTGCGAGAACGTGGCCTTGTCGATGCCAGGGTTGGAGTCGAGTCCCTGCTGCGGCGTGCTGTGCTTGTCGCCCATGGGCGCAGTGGTGGATGGCTCGTCGGTAGAAGAAAGCGAGCACTTGCAGTTCCATCGGTCGCCCGGCCGGTGTTCGTTCCAGAACGGGTCGTTGATGGGTCGGACCGTGTTCCAAAAGAGCTGGTGGTCGGCACCAGGATTGGGCGATGTGGATGGCATCCATTTGAGGTTAGGCAGCACATCAGCCTCCCGGAGGAACTGCTGCCAGTCGGCAGCCTGATGTGCCCGAATGACCGCCGTGTCGTATTCGGTGCGCAGCCATGCCCCACACTGATGCGAGGCGATGGGCATGACATCGTTTGCCCACTGATTGAACGGCTTTAAATCACCATTTGAATCGGCGAGCAGTTTGAGCATATCCAACTGCATGCGATGCACCTTGAAGGCCGAGAACACCTCGTTGGAGTGTTGGAGTGCCTGGCGGAAATCCACATCTGGGTCGTGTGCGTCAGAAGCACCGATGCCCTCGGCTGTAGCCTCGTTGAACCGACGGAGGATGACGCGGAACAGTTCGGGCGAGAGGTCGGTGGGAGACTGCGCCTTGCCCCGACGGTAGATGTCGTGGAGAACCTGCGCGATGAAGTCGTCGGAGAACTCCATGGCAGCCGCCACATCGGCAGCCTTGGCCTGGTATAGGCTGTTTACTACCACTCTAAATCCGCCCCGACGTGTTGCGGGGCTTTGGCGAAAAAAGAGCGTAGCCAGTTTTTGAACGATTTTTTCTGTTTTGGGGACGGTTCGGGCGTGTTGCTACCCTTGCCCTCGGAGTCGTCGGGGTCGTCGTCATTATCGTCATCATCATCGTCAGTGGGGAACTGCTGACCAGAGAGGGAGGCAAGTGCCTCCTTTTTTTGTTGCTGCTCGACTTTGAGCTGGTCGTAGTTGTCCGGCTTCTCGATGCCGAACTCCTCGTAGAGATATTCGTCGGAAACTGGGAGCTGGAAGTTGGAGCGTAGCTGCGTGAGGATGTTCATCTTGGTGGACGGGTCGATGTCCTTCTGCTCGGGGAAGCAGAACTTGCCGCCAGCGGTGTTGATGCCCATACGCTGGAAGATGTCCGTCATGTCGTAGTTGAGCACATCGAGGATGTAGCGACGGTCGGCCTGCGCCACGCGGTCCTCCACCTTCTTGTGGACGGTGCCGAGCGCCTGTGTGCCATTCTCGGAGGACTCAGTGGTGAGCGTGTTGCCGAGAATGAGCTTGGAAATCTCGTTATTGCAGCGCTCGCAAAGCCGCTCGTAGACATCCGCTGAGCCAGTCTTGTTGCCCGCCTCAACGAGGTTTAGCGTGGTGTCCTTGCCATGCACGAAAACTGCGAGCGAGCCGGCATTGTATGCATCGTCGATGGCCCGCTGTCGTGAGTCCTCGTCATCGGTCTCGTAAGTGTACTCCTGGATAGGCATGCCAAAGACCTCGGAGAACTGTGACCAGTCGCCAGTGGTGTTTCGCTTGTAGATGACCCATGGTGCAGCCTTGGCGAGGAGTCCGAGGTCAGAAGGCGATCCGATGAAAAGCAGGTCGGGGTATTCGTCCCATGAGGTGCCGGTGATGTCGGTCTGATGTCGTAGTATGAGTCGGCGCACCGGGTCGGCGTGCTTTCTTGGGATGAGGTCGTAATCGACCCATTCGCCCTGGCGATAGAACTGGCAGAGGGAGAAGCCCCACATCTTTGCATCGATGATGTCGGTGACGAGTCGTGAGAACCATGGTGACTTAATCTGCTCGTTGACCGCCTCGTCGGGCTTGCCGTCTCTCCAGAACTCGATGTCGGCACATAGTACGGCATTGCGTCGCTTCTCGATGACGCAGGAGAGGTGTGTGTCCATGAGTATGTCAGCGTAAAGGTCGTAGAGTTTGTATCGTCGCGAGAAATCGACATTCTCTGCCGCCCGGACAGCCGAAGTGAAGTCGGCGATGTCGATGCCGAAGCGCTTTGGCTGCGTGAGCACAATGACATTGGGGCGCTGCTGTCCCTGCTGGGGAATGTTTCCGCCAATGGTGATTTTGCCCTTTGGGGCTTTGCTATACTTTCGTTTTGTCATAATCAGAATTTTTAATTGTCAGTTACCAGTGATTGACCCGTTTGGGGTTGCTTTTCAAGCGGAATGGCGCATGTGCTGCACGCACCTCCTCGGGCAGGAGCGGTGCCCCCTCGATGGAGATGTCCTCTGCAGCGACCGCCTTCATCCACTCGACTGCCCGGTCGTAGCGGTCCTTGCGCAGCTGCGAGAGTTTCTGCGGGTTGTGAATACAGAAGATGTGGTATACGGCGATGTCTATGACCATCATGAGTACGAGCTGGAGTCGGTCGGCCCCAGTGGCCGCGAAGATACGGTCGCAGTCGTATCGTTTGGAGAGATAGCACCTCATTTCGGCGATGGCCCGATCCTCACAAATCTCGATGACCGATTCGTCGGCTCTGGTGAGCGCATCGAGAATCTCTCGGTGAATGGAGGCATCGTAGTCGGAAAGTTGTACGAATTGGCTCATATATACATTGTTTAGAATTTATAATCTTCGTTTGTTGCGTGTGCGTATGTCGGCACGCGAGCGTGTGACGGGCGGTTCCGCCCGGTGTTGAATTTCGTCGATGATGCGATTGCCGCCCTCTACGGCATCAGGACCGTCGGCCGGATAGCGCAGGGAGAGGGTGAAGAGCGTGAACTGGTCGAGGAGCTCCTTCATGTGTGGATTGTCGCGTTCCGCCTCGTTGAGTATGAGATTACCGGCACGGTTCATGGGCTCCAGATTGGCCTCGATACGTGTTGCCTTGTCGGTCTTCTTCTCCTCGTCGCCTCGTATGTAGAGCTGTACGCCCTGCTCGCGTCGCACCTTGGCGACGAGCGGCTTAAATACCTGCTGAAAGAACGGGTCCTGAAGTTTGTTGTTCTCCATGTAGCAATAGACTGGAGCACGACCTCCGACAAATGCGAGCAGCTGCACATACCAGTCGATGAACTCGGCATTGAGCGCCTGAGCCAAAAACGTCTTTATGACGTACAGCTTGCCGGAGAGCTTGCCGAGGAGTGAGACCGTCTTGAACGACTTGCCTTTTTTGCCCTTGCCTTCGCCCGGAGCGGGGTCGCCGTAAGCCACGAGGAACTTGAACTTGGAGAGCGGCGGCACCTTTCCGAAAGCCATCTCGGAGAATATCTCGCCCTCTGAGATGGGGTTGTTGAAGTACTCGCCCTGCGCTGACTTCTTGGAAATCTTGGCGAGAACACGGTCGATGTGCTCCTCAGAGTTTTTCTCGGGCCATGTGGAGTGTCCGTCCTTGTCGCGGATATTAACGATGTCCCAATGGTCGGCCATTGCTCCAGCGCGTACGACACAGCAGTCCTTGGCGATGATGTTGCCGCAGAAGAGCACCAGTGTAGGCTCAGAGACAGAGCGCGTTGGGTAAAGCGCCTTCTCCCACCAGTCCCATCGTTTCTGTATGATGTCGGGATTGAGCGTGTCCTGGTCTGTGTCGAAGTCATCGACAATCAAGACATCCGGGCGGACGGCATCCTTTCTGGAGCCACGTGGTGACTGTCCAGCACCGAGTGCACGGAATGCCACGCCCTGCTTGGTGATAAACTCGTCCTCCGTCCATGAGCCGAGCGACTGCTGCTTTCCGTAGTAGGCGATGATGCGCCCGTTGGCCTCGAGGTTGGCCCGGAACGGGTCGAGCAGGCGGACGGCATTGTCGAATGAATTGGATGTGAGTATGACATTTCGTTTAAGCCCGGTGAGTGTGAGGTACATGATGCAGAACATGGCACAAGTGGACTTGGCGAGCTCTCGGCTCCATGAGATTACCTCGAACCACTCAGGATTGGAGAGAATGCGTCGTATGGCCCTTTTCTGAAAAGGTGCGAACTCATACTGTGCGAAGTTCGGGAAAAAGAATTTTATCCATTCGAGCGGTCGTGCTTCAAGCCATGCCCGGTGCTTCTGTATTTCGGCCTGTGACATGGATCTATCGACGGGCGTTGCGCGCGCGATGTTGTCCTTGAACTTTTCCCAGTTTTGCAGTGCTATACGGTCAGTCTGTTTCATACGCTGTTAGAGTTTGTCCTTGATGTAAGCGTCGAAAAGCGAGGTTAGCTCCTTTGCCTTGTCGAGGTCGGATGGCCGCATCCACTCGATGACATCAGTGAGCACAGCGATGCGGTCGGCGATGCCCACCTCTTGCTCGAGGTTGTGTATTGCCGCCGTAAGCTTGGCAATGGTGTCCGCCATCTTCGTGTCGGGGAATCTCTGCCCTTCTGGTTTTGTCTTTATCGCCTTGTCAATCTCTGCCAGCTGCCGGTAGAGACTCTGTGCCTGTTCGCGTCGTGTGAGCATGATGCCCACCTTCTGTTCCTCCCATTTGCCGGCTCGGCACCAGTTGGAGACCGTGACGCGTGACACTCCCACGCGGTCGGCAATCTCCTGCTGTGTGAGGTTTTCTCGGAGATAAAGCGTGCGAGCCCACTCTTTTTTCTGTGTATTGGTTAAATCTGCCATTGAAAAATCTGTTTATAATGTGAATAAATGCAGTGCAAAATTACCGTGAAAAGGTGTGAATCCGAGCGAGTGAAAAGCATGATGACAAGTTGTGGCGTTATGATGCCGCCATAACGTTTCATGATAAAACAGGGGGTATGGAATGAGGTTGGAAAGCCATTAACTTTGCAACCGCAACATGGGCAAACTGCCCGACAAAAAAGGAGACAATGAGCAAATATTTCAATATCAAGAAAGCGGCGAGCGTGAGCACCATCTACATGTATGGCGACATCGGCTACGAGGTGGCGAGCGGGCAGATAGCCGCCGAGCTGGCAGCCTGCGCCGAGGAGAGTGAGCGTATAGACATCCGCATCAACTCGAACGGCGGCGACGTGTTCAGCGGTATAGCCATCTACAACGCCATCCGCCAGAGCAATGCAGACATACGTCTTTACGTGGACGGTGTGGCGGCGAGCATGGCGAGCGTGATAGCGCTATGCGGCAAGCCGGTGGAGATGAGCCGGTATGCGCGACTGATGCTTCACAGCGTGAGCGGCGGCTGCTACGGCAACAAGCAAGAGATGGCTAAGTGCATCGCGGAGATAGAGAGCCTGGAGGACAGTCTGGGCGAGATGTACGCCCAACGCATGGGCATGAGCAAAGAAGAAGTGAAAGCCCAATACTTTGACGGTACAGACCACTGGCTGACGGCGCATGAGGCCCTGCAGATGGGTCTGATAGACGGCATTTATGATGCGGACCCCGTGGCTGAGGACAGCACCCCAGAGGAGATATACACGACATTCAACAACCGGCTCAGGAACGAGCCACAAAAAGCGAACGATATGACATTAGAAGAACTGAAGAAACAGGCGCAGTTTAAGGACTGCAAGAGTGATGAAGAAGTGGTGGCGAGGGCTCAGCACTATGCGACCCTTGCGGGCAAGGCACAGACCTTGGAGGACGAGAACAAGGAGCTGAAGACGAAGCTGAAGGGCTTTGAGGACAAAGCCGAGGCAGACGCAGAGGCTGAGCGCAAGGAACTGTTGGACGCAGCTGAGCAGGACGGCCGCATCAATGCTGAAAGCCGCCCGACCTTCGAGAATATTCTGAAGGGAAACATGGCCGAGGGCAAGAAGGTGCTTTCCGCGCTGACCCCGAAGCGCAAGGTGATGAACGACCTGCATGTGCAGCCCGGCGTGAGCGACGGACCATGGGAGCAGCGCCAGAAGCAGATCAGGGAAGCGCGCATGAAGCGCCAGTTCCAGTAAAGGACGAGAGACAGAAGAACCATAAAAAGGAAAACAAATGGCAATAGTAGTAAAGAACACGAACTACAACGGCGAGGTGCTGGAGCGCATCCTGACCGTTGCGACCACGGGCAACGAGCTTGTGGACAAGGGACTCATCATGGTGATTCCCGGTGTGGAAAAGATAATCAGCGTGCCACGCCTAAAGGCGGGCAAGATGCTGCAGAAGCGCAAGGAAGACCCTCAGAAGAGCGATGCCCAGGGCGACTTCAATTACAGCGAGCAGACCTTGGAGCCCCACGACTTCATGGCGTTCACGGTGTTTAACCCACGAGCTTTTGAGCAGATATGGAGAAAGTGGCAGCCTAAGGGCAACCTGGTGTTTGCGGAACTTCCTCCCGAGGCCCAGAACGCTCTTCTGGAGGCGCTGTCGAAGCAGGTGCAGTTTGAGCTTGGCAACCTGTTTGTGAACGGCGAGTATGTGAGCGGCGGCACCGACGACCAGCTGATGGACGGCATATTGACGCAAGCAGCCAAGGCAAGCGACGTGATTGTGGTGAACCCTGAGGGCCCCACCTCGATGATAGACCGCTTGTATGCTGTGCGCAACGCCATCCCCAAGGCGATGCGCGAGAACCCGAACCTGCGCATTCTGATGAGCGTTGACGACTTTGACCAGTACGACAAGGAGCTGACAGAGCGCGAGCACAAGAACTCTAACGAGAGCGAGGTGAACAGCAAGCGCTTCAAGGGCATCGCCATCGAGACAGTGGCCGCCTGGCCTGACTCGCTCATCATGGCGACGCTGTGCTCGCCCGATGCGGACGGCAACTTCTTCGCTGCGGTGAACCTTCAGGACGACGAGAGCGTAATCCAGATAGACAAGCTGAGCAACCCATCGGAGCTGTACTTCTTCAAGCTGCTGATAAAGGCCGACACGAACGTTGGCTTCGGTGAGGAGATTGTGGTGATGGACTGGAGAAAGACCAAGAAATTCAATTACGTGCCCGAGGGATAGAAACTGGGAACGGCGGAGTGCGTGGAACCGCCTCCGCCCAGGTAACAAATACAACTAAAATAAAAAAAAGATTATGGCAGAGAAAAAGACAGTGAGTGTGAAGGTCGTGGCAAAGTTTCGCGACAAGGAAGACCTGAGCGTGGTGCACGAGGCAGGCGAGGTGCTTGAATTTGAGCTGGATCGTGCCCATGACGTTGTGGACCGCGGTCTGGCAGAGTATGCTGACCCCATCGGCTAGGCTATGGCAAGGATGAAATATCTGGTGCTGCACTGCACAGCCACTCCAGAAGGCCGTGAGGTAAGCTCTAAAGAGATACGCCACTGGCACACTGACCCGGTGAAAAAGGGCGGCAGGGGCTGGAAGCAGGTGGGTTACACCGATTTGTTCCATCTGGACGGAACAGTGGAGCGCCTGGTGAAGAACAACGAGGATGCGGAGGTGGAGCCCTGGGAGGTGACCAACGGTGCTGCGGGCTATAACTCGGTGAGCCGCCATGTGGTGTATGCCGGCGGTCTGGCAAAGGACGGCAAGACGGCCAAGGACACGCGCACGGCGGCACAGCTGAAGGCTATGACTGACTACGTGAGGAACTTTCATGAAAGGTTTCCACAGATCAAGATTGTGGGTCACCGTGACCTGCCAGGCGTGACTAAAGCCTGCCCGAGTTTTGACGTGAAGGCATGGTTGGAGAGCATCGGCATCAGGCAGTAAGGAGAGTGTGAAAACAGAGTAAATAACGAATAAAGAGAAAACAAGGATGGCGGACACAGTAATCATGCAAATCCTGCAGTGGGCTATACCCTCGGGCGGCATAGGTGCCGCCATCGCTTGGGTTGCGAACCGCAAGGTGAAGGAGGCCGAGACGGCGAAGAGCGTGCATGACACGTACAAGGTGATGTACGAAGACGTATCGACGCTGCTTGTGGAAACGCAGAAGAAATATGAAGAGACGACAAAGATCACTGAGAAACTGGTGGCTGAAAACAACCTCACGCGACGTGCTGTCAACCGTCTGTCGCGTGCCATTGAGGCTATTCAGCTATGTCCTCACAGGGCTGCTTGTCCTGTCAGTAGCGAGCTGCAGCTCGACGAGACAGACGGTGAGGTCGGAAAACAAAGTGTCGGCAAGCGCAGTGCGAAAGGACAGCGCAAGCGCCGCGACGAGCGTGATGAAGGCGTGGTGGACGGCGCCGGTGAAGGCGGACACGGCATTGCTGGAGATAGCGCTTGACTCCGGTCTGTGGCGACTGCCTGAAGGAGCGAGCTATGCTGCGAGCTCGGGCCGTGCGCACGTGAAGGCGAGTGTGAAGCAAAACGCGGGCGGCAAGCCTCCCACCCTGGTGATAGAGAGCGGCTGCGACAGTTTGGCGCGTCTGTGTGCGTATTATGAGGCGGAGAACGAGCGCCTGAGCGTGAAGAACGCGCACCTGCAGAACAGCGTTCAAACGGCGGCCAGAGAACGTTCGAAAGAGCGAGGGCTGTGGTGGGTGGACTGGTGTGTATTTATTGCAGGCGGAATAGTCTGCACGGTAATAACAATTTTAACAATGAAGATTTATGGAACACAGTGTTTTAGACGGAACTGACCTGATACTCTCTATGGGCGGCAATGCTTTGGGATTTTCCACTGGCTGTAAGGTTTCCACATCAGCGGAGACAGGCGAGCGTGTAACCAAGGAGGCATCGGGCGGCAAGTGGAAGGAGTCGTACATCAAGAGTTTCTCCGAACAGATTACCGCCGACGGCGTGGTGCTTACGGACGGCACGTCAGATGTGCCCTCGTATGACCAGGTAAAGGACCTTATGATGAAGGGCGAGCCAGTGGAGGCAGCATACAACCTCCGTGAGGGCGACAAGCGCACAGGCAAGTCCACCGGTGGCTACAAGGGCAAGTACCTTATCACCGCCCTTGACCTTGACGCACAGGCTGGCGACGATGCGAAATACTCGCTGACGCTCCAGAACTGCGGCAAGGTGGAGAAAGTGGGCACAGGTATAACCGATACCACCCAGTTACCAGAATAATAACAACATCGTGTATGAAAAAGACAAAAATCAAGGTTGGCGACAAGGAGTTCCCTTGCCGTGTGACCATGGGCGCAATGGTGCGCTTCAAGAATGAGAGCGGTAAGGACGTGAGCAAGCTGGAGAAAACCAATATCTCCGAGCTGGTACTGTTTGTTTACTGCTGCGTGAAAAGTGCGTGCAATGCAGACAAGGTGGAGTTTGACTACGACTTCCAGAGTTTTGCTGACCTTATGGAGCCCGACGCAGCGAACTCCTTCTACGAGGATATGGGCGGTGAAGAAAAAAAAACGACCAACCAGGCGGAAAAGAAGTAAGCGTCGAGGAACTGTTGGGTATGGCATTGGGGTGCATCGGGATGAGCAGAGAAGACTTTGAACGATGTACCCCTTTTGAGTTTTACAAGGCATGGGAGCGATGGGCGGAAGCCAAGCGTGATGCGGAGCGCAACGAGTGGGAACGCACAAGGGTGCTGGCGCTCTTTGCCATCCAGCCCTATGCAAAAAGCAATCTCCAAGCGCATGACGTTCTGCCGTTCCCTTGGGATGAAAAGCAGGAAGAAAAGCGTGAGGAAGTGAGCAAGGACGAGTTTAATGCACGCTTTGAGGCAGCCAAGAAACGTTACGGACTGAAATAAGAAAAGACAATGACAATGGCAAAAGCAGTAGAATTTAGAATAAACATCAAGAGCGAGGACGGTGGTGTCCTGAAACGTCTGACAGTGGAAGCCGACGGTCTTGACGACATACTCTCCGAGGTGGGGAATACCGCTGTGGCCACTGGCAACAGACTGCGCGAGATGGCAGACAAGAGCCTCGTGTTCGAGACTGCCGTCCGCTCGATCCGTGACCTCAGCGACATGGTGGGCGGACTTGCCGAACCTTTCGACAGTTTTGAGACCGCCATGCGCAGTGCCAACACCATGGCAGGAAAGAGTGGGGACGAGTTTGAAGCACTGACTGGTCAGATAACGGAACTGAGCAAGACCATACCGCTTGCGCGTGAGGAACTTGCCAACGGCTTATACCAGGTTATATCCAATGGTGTGCCCGAGGATAACTGGATAGAGTTCCTCAACAAGTCGAGTCGTAGTGCGGTTGGTGGTATTGCGGACTTGGGAGAGACGGTGACCGTTACTTCCACGCTCATCAAGAACTATGGTCTGGAATGGGATCAGGCAGGAAACATCCAAGACAAGATACAGATGACAGCCAAGAACGGTGTGACCAGCTTTGAGCAGTTGGCGCAGGCACTGCCCCGTGTGAGTGGTAGTGCGTCGCAGCTTGGTGTCTCCATGGACGAGCTGATGGCTGTGTTCGCCACTACAACGGGTGTTACGGGTAACACGGCGGAAGTATCCACTCAGTTGGCTGCCGTGCTCAACTCACTCATCAAGCCATCTGCGGAAGCTACGAAAGCAGCCAACGAGATGGGCATCGGCTTTAATGCTGCCAGTATTCAGGCTGCTGGTGGTTTAGAGAACTTCCTGCTCGGTTTGGATGCAAGCATACAGGAGTATTCGGCAAAGACCGGACAGTTGAGCCAAACCATTTACGGACAGTTGTTCGGCAGTGCTGAAGCAATGCGACTGCTTGGTTCGCTGACGGGCGAACAAAAGGAAAAGTTTTCGCAGAACATTGGAGCGATGGCAGACTCCGCAGGAGAGATAGACGCAGCCTTCGACAATATGGCATCGACGGGAGAGAGCCTACGTCAGACGCTCGCTAACCAAATGCACGCCATGATGGATTGGGCAGGCTCAATAGCCAGCACCTCCGCACCTTATGTGGAATGGATAGCAAACAGCGGCATCGCCCTCATGAGTATGGTGCAGCTCAGCGGTGGCATCAAAACTGTGGTGGCAGGACTGAAAGCTGTGAAGGTGGCCACGCTTGCGCAAGCAGCTGCAGCAAAGGTGGTGGCTGTCGCATCCAACCTTTGGAAGGTAGCACAGATAGCCCTGAACTTTGTTCTCAGTGCCAACCCCATCGGCATTGTCGTGATGGCTATAGCGGCACTTGTGGGTGCATTGATAGCGGCGTACAATAACTGTGAGACCTTCCGCAACATCTGTGATGCGGTATGGGCAGCAGTGAAAAAGATAGCCTCTGCCGTGTGGGACTTCCTTGTCAAGGCATTCGAGAAAGCGAGTGCCGTGATAAAGAAGGCATGGGAGTGGGTGAAGAAGTTCTTCGGCATCAAGGACGAGACCACCGCAAGGCAGACGGCAGACCTGGAGAAGAACACCAAGGCCACGCAAGCGAACACCAAGGCAAAGACTGCGAACGCCCAGGCCGCCTTGAAGAACAACAAGAAACAAAACGCCCCCTCAACAGACAGCGGAGACGGAAGTGGCGGTGGTAAGTCGGGTTCGCAGGACAAGTACAGCGGTAAGACTCTTATCGCCAATGCCACGAGTTACAAGGAACTTGGCAACAACATCCAGTACTACCAGAACAAACTGGAAACTGCCAACGGGACGGATACCAAGACCATTGCGCTTTATGCAAAGAAAATCGCAGCCTTGCAAAAGCAGCAGGATGCGATAACGCAGTTGCAGGAGGCTGCAAGCCGTCCCACCGAACTGAACACCCTGAAGGACATCGATGCAGAAATCACCTATCAACAGGGATTGAGGGAGAATGCCTCCGCCGAGGAACTTGCAGTAATCGATGCAGAAATACAGCGTTTGAATGACCTTAAAACGGCGTTTGAACGCAGTTCTCATGTTGATGTCGGTTTAGACAAGATACAGACATACCGCCAGCTTGAAAAAGAGCTGCAGTATTATACAGACTTGTTGAAAACCGCTACAGAGACAGAGCGCATCGAGATACAGAAGCAGATAAATGCCCTTAACGACCTAAAGAAGAAATGGGATGATACTCTTGATGAACTGAAGAAGCCGGAGGACATCTCCCGACTGAACACCATCCGTTCGCTGGATGATGCCATCAGCTACTACCAGACCAAGCAGAAGAACGCCAGCGCATCGGAGATTGACGACATACAGCGCACGGTGTTGGAACTGGAGAAAAAGCGTGATGCCATGAAGCAGCTCACGCGCATCCCCGAAATGGAGGAAGAGGTGGCGAAGCTCGGCAGCATGGAGGGTAAGACGCTGACCCTCGAACTGAAAACCATTGGGCTTGATGGTGTAAAGAAACGCATCAAGGAACTCCAGGATATGTTGGCTGACACCAAAAGCCCTATGGACGAGTCGCAGCGAGCCTCCATACAGAAGCTCATCGGCAGTTACGAGGATTACGAGAAGCGCATCCGCAAAAGCGATGTCACGTTAGGTAAGTCGTGGAGCACGGTCAAGGGTGTGGGCAATGGCGTCACTTCGCTCACCGATGCGCTGCAAGGCAACCGTGATGCATGGTCCACAATTACTGGCGTTGTCGATGCTGCCATTCAGATATATGAGGGCATCAACGGCATCATCTCAATTATTCAGACCTTGACCGCCGTAACTGGTGTCTCCAACACTGTGACCGCTGCAAGTGGAGTGGCAGCGACCACAGCTGCTACGGCAAAAGTAGCGGCAGCCCCTGAAGAGGTGGCGGCATCGGTTGCAACGATGGCGGCAGTGAAGGCTGAGGCAATGGCGTATCGCGAACTTGCAGCTTCAGAGTTTATGGCTGCACACGCTTACATTCCGTTTGCTGGTGCTGGCATCGCAGCTGGATTTATAGCCATGATGCAGGGGCTTGTTGCTTCGGTTGCCGTGACACCATTCGCCAACGGCGGTATTGTGTATGGCCCGACCTTGGCGCTGATGGGCGAGTATGCTGGGGCGAAAAGCAACCCGGAGGTGATAGCACCGCTGAACAAGTTGAAGTCGCTTATCGGTAATAATGGCAGCGGAGGTGGTGGCGTGTACGAGCTGAAGGTGAAAGGCAGAGACCTTGTGGCTGTGCTTGCCAACGAGACGAGAATAAACAGAAAAGGAACGAACATCAAAATATAAGGAGCATGTATCTGCACGGACATTTTTACAACCAAAAGGAAGAGCGCATCGAGGTGCATATACTGACTGGTGGTGACCGTACTAAGGAAACTGTCATTGGTGAGAAGAATGGGGAACTGTCGTTTACTGATGATCCAGTGGACCTGACGAGTCAGGTGAACGATACGTTTGACCACTTGCTCTGCCAGCAGGCTACTGTACGCCTTCTGGCGCGGAACTTTGTCCCGGACTTCTTTTGTGCCTCATGCCGTGACGCTGTGGTGAATATCTACCGTGAGGGGAAATGTCTCTTTGCCGGATTTATCGAACCGCAGAGCTATTCGCAGGGCTACAACGAGGAGTTTGACGAGATAGAGTTGAGCTGCATCGATGCGCTGACGGCATTGCAGTATGCTAAATATCGTGATGTCGGCTCGCTCGGTGTGCTGTATAATGTAGTAAAGGCGGAGGCGGAACAACGCACATTCTTGGCGATGCTGAAAGAGATATTGGGTGGTGTGACGGCTGAACTTGACATCGTGGGTGGTAATGCTATGCGCTACCTATACGATGGGAGTAAGGCTGTGGATGATTTGGCTGGTAACCGTTATGCGATATTCGGGCAACTGACGGTAAGCGAGTTACTTTTTCTGGGTGATGAGGAGGATGACGTATGGCAGCAGGATGAGGTGTTGGAGGAGATACTGAAGTATCTGAATCTCCACATCGTGCAGGATGGGTTCACGTTTTATCTGTTCTCCTGGGAGAGCGTGAAGGGTGACGAACGCATCTACTGGCGAGATTTGCTGACGAGCACAAGCGTGACGACGTCCCGGCAGACAACGGACATCGTGACTGGCTTGGTGACAGACACCGATACGACGATAAGCGTAGGCGAGGTGTACAATAAAATTATGCTGACTGCCAAGGTGGAGAGTATGGAGAGCGTGATTGAGAGTCCGCTGGACAACGATCTTCTGAAAAGTCCATTCAGCAACAAACAGAAGTACATGACGGAATACAGCAGTGATGGTGAGGGCTCGAGAGCGTTAAATGCCTTTGACGCAATGACTCACGGACAGGAAACCTCCTATAGTGGTGGTTGCGTAACAGACTGGTATGTGCAGATGATGAACAACAGTCAGTGGCTGTTTCCAAAGAGCGGGAGCGGTAACCTGGTGGAGGAATACTGTAGTGAGGGGCGAAGCCAACATGTACTGCCGAACTGGTTGGCGAAGAACCAGGGTGCTGCCATCATGGCACTTGGCAAGGTGGAGAAGAAAACGGACGGACAGGACAACTCCCCGACATCGAAAGTGGAAATGACGAACTACCTGGTGGTGAGTGTGAACGGCAACTCTGACGACAAGGAGGCAACTACCTATCCGAATGACAACTCGCTAAAGGCAGGCATACCGAGGGCCGTGTATAACGGCAGCATGACTGGTGGTGTCTTTTCGCCTACGGACGAGGGCACGACGAACTACATCGTGTTGAGCGGAAAACTGGTGCTGAACCCAGTGATGGCATTGACGGACACCTACAAAGCAATATACAACTATGACGGTGGAAAATGGGGAGGTCTATTTACTGGAATTGGTAAATGGTCAGGCGTGACGGTGCCGAGCCGAAACAATGGTGACGGGCGATACTACACGCAGCAGTGGTGGAAGGCAGCAACGCCTAATGAGACAGTGGTATGGGATATGGAAACAGCGCACGGCTTTGTTCCGTTCACAGATAACGGCCCTCAGTTGTATGAGTTTAAGTATAGTGCCATTGGTGACGGCAGCGACCATATATCAAAGGTGGGTGTGTTGGCATGTATGCTGATAATAGGGGATAAATGTGTTGTGGAAAAAGGCACAGAAGGACAGGTGACGGACTTCGAGTGGCGGAAGTACAAGACGCTGGAGGAGTGCTCCAATGAGGACGAGTACTACCAGCAGTGTTTCACGATAGGTTTTGACCCAAAAATCGGTGACAAGATAGTTGGTACCAAGTTCGATTTGCAAAACAACGTGAACTATGAGCTCGGCATCGATGCGGAGGGTATAGCGATACCAATCAAAAAGGCAGATAAGGTGAGCGGTAGGGTTAAGTTTATGATCCTGGGACCGGTGAACGCATTGTGGGACGTGGTGACGAGACGGCACAAGACGTGGTTCAGACACACGAAATGGAACAGTACAACGATACCGCTGCTGGCGCATGTGAGTAGTATCATGGTGGAGCAGTTTGAAGTGAAGATATACAGCGACAACGGACTGGTGAACAACACTGGTGACAACGACCTCGTTTACATGAGCGACACAAAGGAGAGCTTTGTGAACGTGAAGGACGACATCGAAATGAAGATAAACTCAGCACTGACAGCAGCGGAATGCCAGACGTTGGACGTGACAGACAGCGTAAAGATGAGCACTCCATTGAACACGTTGACCGGAGAGGGACTGTTGGCGGTATATGACTATTCGAGGGGTGTGAGCGCTAAGCCTGAGCAGTTGTATGTGGACTACTACTACAAAGAATGGCATGCACCAAGGGTGGTTATGACGCAGAAGTTGACGGATACAGATGGTGGCATCGTGAATCTGTTCGCTCACTATCGCCATCCCATGATGGATAAAACCTTCTTCGTGCAGGGCATCAGTCGCAATCTTGAGGAAGGATATGCAGAAATGACACTTAAGGAGATTGAGCAATGATAGACATCAAGGTAATAAAGAAACCAAAAAACGAGGGCGGTACGTCGGCACTGAGAACGAGCGGCACCGCTTACGGTGGCATGGCAGTGAAGGAGGCTGCGCATGCAGCCAAGGCAGACATCGCAGAACTGGCAAAGGAAGCTACCCATGCCAAGGACAGCGACCATGCGCTGGAAGCTGACCACTCGAAGGAGGCAGACCATGCTGTGAACGCAGATGAGTCGAAACACGCACTGGAGGCAGACCACGCCAAGGAAGCAGACAATGCAGACAAGTGGGATTACCGTGAGTTTGACGACTATCTGAATCAGCCAGTGAGAAAGACTGATGGTGTGACCTTTGACTCCGTGACCTCGGACAGCATAAGGAGCGCTGGGCAGTTCGTTGACGGGATGCTTGGTGCTGGGTTCCAGTTGTGGAAAGGTGAGGATGGGCGCACCTACCTGACGGTGGATAAACTGACGGTGAGGCAGACGATGGCCGTGATGGAGCTGCTCATCGAGAAGGTGAGGAGCGTGGGCGGTCAGATATGCGTGAGCGCGGCCAACGGACGCATCAAGACCGTGGAGGAATCGGGCGAGCACTATCTTATCACCTTCGAGCAGGAGAATATGTTTGTACAGCACGATCTGGTGCGTTGCCAGACGTTCACGGGCAAGGAAATGCGGAGCTACTGGGTAGAAGTGGCTGATGTTACAGAGGACGGTATTGTGGTGGCGAAGGAGGAGTTTGAGGGCGTGGAACCGAAGGAGGACGACGAGTGCGTGCTGATGGGCAACACGGCAAACACCGACCGCCAGAATATTGTGCTCATATCGGCAACCGAGGACGGACAGCCGAGGGTGGACGTGATGGACGGCGTGAAGGGCAAGACCTTCGACAACTGCCTACGGGCACGCCTCGGCAACCTGGACGGCATCAAGGACGATAAGTTCCCGGCAGACCGCCAGCCGAAGGGCAACGGCCTGTATGCGGACAACGCCTTTCTGAAAGGCACCTTCGTACTGGAGACCGGCGAGGACGTGAAGACCCGCTTCGAGATAACGGAGGGTAAGGTGCAGAGCGCGATCGACAGCGTGAGGAACGATTTCCTAAGCGAAAAGGGCTATCTGAACAACCCGACGTTTGCATCGGGCCTGGAGAAATGGAACTCGGAGAATGAGACGGTGTTCTTTCTCGTCGGCAACAAATGGGTGTGGGCCAACGGCGCAGCACTATCGAAAAAGGGTGACGGCGCGAGCGTGGTGACAGACATGGGACGCAAGGTTGTGCGGATACGCAGCAAGTATATCCGACAGAAGCATGAGAACCTGCGGTTTGTGCCGACCTTTCCGACCGAAAGCGACGGGAAGAAGGAAGCCCTGCCAGTGTATCTGAGTTTCTTTTATCGCTGCGCAAAGGGCGGCACGCTGAAGATAGGTTTTGAGAATGTTGACAAGACGGGCTTTGCGGACTTCAACAGTATGGAGGTGAGCGAGGAAATCGCAGCTACCGACGGCTATGTGCAGTACACCTGCAGCGGGCTGTGGAACGGCACGGGCGACTTCAAGCTGGCGTTTGACGGCGACATCTACCTGTATATGCTGGTGCTGAGCACGGACAAGATAGAGGCACTGACGTACAAGTACAAGACGCTGTTCGAGCAGAGCGAGCGGCTGGTAAAGATAGCGGCACTGAACTTTGACAAGGACGGCAAGGTGTTGGAGGGTTCAGAGATTATAACGACAGCAAAATACAACGCACTCATCTCGGAGCGGTTTGACGAGCACGGCGCGCTGAAGAATACGGCGGGACTGATAACGGCAACGGACTGGGCAACATGGCTCAACAGCTATGCCGGGGACATGGAGAAGAAACTGGACATTGAGGCGTTTGCCGGGATGTTTGCCTCGGCCGTGGAGGAGAGCACGGACATCGTGAAACGAGCGGAGGTGTCGGCATTCGTGACCAAGGACGAGAACGGCAAGCTGGAGAGTGGCGTGAGGATAAGCGCAGACCAGATAACCCTGGAAGGCGCAGTGACGATGAACGAATATTTCAAGGTGAACGCAGACGGCAGCCTTGACGTGAAGTCTGCAAGGATGAAGGACGCAGAGGTGACGGGAGTGATCCATGCGAACCTGCTGTATTCGAGCACCAAGGTAAACGCACCGAACGAATACCAGATAGACCCAGAGGCTGAGCCGTGCAACATGTTCTTTTGGGAGTTTGACGCGATAGAAGGCTCGTGGGATGCCACGGAGGCCCCTTACTCGCACTGGATATACCTGCCAGACGCGACGGCATACGACGGACTGGAGCTGAGCTTCTTCTGGGACAGACCAGTGGGCAAGAAGCTGAAGTACCTGTATGTGTCCGCCATCAACGGACAGAAGATAATATTCGAGGCCAACCCCTACTACTTGATGAAAACATCGGACGGAAGCGTTATTGATGTGAGGCGGTTCGGCGGGTGCAGCAAGAGCGACACACGGATATACTGCTTGTGGAACACCTACACGACGCTGAAGGCGATAGCGGGGAACTGGTATATCATAGAAGGAACAACGAATGAGGAATGATGTATGAAAAAGATAGACTTTAAGCATTTCAAAATTTACACGACCGTGAGCCGGAAGGCGGCGCAGACGGTGGACGCGAGGGAGACGTTTGCGGACTTGATATACAAGAACGTGAACGGCATTAAGGCACATGCCCTTGCCCTGAAGATATACGGAAGCGAGGGCACGGCATACTATACCGACGACGAGGTGCGGCTGATGCGCATGGTGGTAGAGCGGCTGTGCGTGCCGGGCTTCATCGACGGACTGAATGAACAACTGAACAATAACAACAAAACCAAATAATTATGGCACTGACAGAAGAAGAGAAAAAGGAACTGGTCCAGGATGTGGTGAATCAGATAAAGACTGACAGCCAGAGTGTGGACGAGCTGGAAGCTGTGAGCACGCTGGACGGTGTGGTGAGCCTCCCGGCTATGAGAGGCAAGACGGTGGTGAGCGCCCCGTTGAAACTGCTGTCTAAACCAGCGGAGGATGCAGCTGCTGTCGCCAAGGCTTCTGCTGCTGTGGCTGACGCATCGGCAAAGAAAGCAGATACGGCAACAGCGACAGCGAAGACAGCGGTCCAAACCGCCAACGATGCGGCAAGCAAGGCCACTGATGCCGCCCAGAAGACCAACGCCGCTGTGGCAAAGGCAGAGAGCGTGGAAGCGGAGTACAAGGACACGGCCCTGGCTGCGAGGAACGGCGCGACGGCGCGGTTTGACGGGCTGGTGGAAGGCGTGGAGGTACTGCTTGTATCGTATCCGCAGATAGACGGTGTGTACTATGACACGGTGAACAAAGCCTTTCGCGGAAAGAAGGGTGACGGATACTGCAACAACTGGCCAGGCGCAGACATGTATATGAACAATGTGCGCACGGAAGTACTGAAGGACAAGGCGTATGTGTGCGGTGGCGTGGTGTATGTGTGGAGCGATGAGGAAGAGAACCTGGTGGAGATAAGCGGAAGCGGCGGTGGCAACACCTATAACGTGACGGAGCAGGTTCCGCTGGAGAGCGGATACTATACGCTTGAGACCGCCATAGCAGCCGTGGAAGGAAAGGCCCGTGCGAAGGGACGCTGCATCACCTACGAGACGGCACAGGGCAAATGGGAGACCAAACAGTTCAAGGGCACGAACATCGAGAGCTGGGAGCAGGCGGCGAGCTGGGAGGACTTCGGCGGCGACGGCACGGTGAAGAGCGTGACGCTGAACGGCAAGAAGCTGGAGCCGGGCGAGGACGGCAACGTCGCCATCACCATCAGCGAGACGGAGGTGGACGAGAGCCTGAACGCGAGCTCGACGAACCCGGTGCAGAACGCTGCCGTGACGGCAAAGCTGATGGAGATAGAGGCGAGTACCGTTTTGGGGATGAATGCAGAAGTGAGTGACGACGGCAGCAGCGTGCGCCTGGCACTGACCAACAAGAGCGGTGCGGAGATAGCGTCTGCGGACATTCCGGCAGGAAGCGGGGATGGAGGCGGTGACGCTTCGACCACGAAGATCGTGCTGGATGCTGCCGTGGACAAGACCATCATCAAGGAAGGTGACAGCGCAATGCTGACATGGACGTATGACCACCAGTACAGCAGCGGTGAGGAGAAAGGCACATCCACGGGCCAGAAGGCAACAGTCAGCATTGAGATGAAGAGGGGCGCGACCGTGATGTATGCAGACACGCAACATGATGTTAGCAAGGGAACCTATACCCTGGATCTGACGAAATACCTGCTGCTCGGCACGACAGACATCTATGTGAGGGCTACCACAACCGACCCGACCACCGGCAAGACACAGACGAGGCAGAGCTATGTGAGCGTGAAGGCTGTGACCCTTGCGCTGAGCAGCAGCTTCAACATAGCCGAGTGTGTCGCCAAGGGCGGCTACGGCGTGAGCGAGGCGGTGAGCATCCCCTTCGCGGTGAGCGGAAGCGGCGACAAGACCGTGACGCTGTATCTGGACGGACACCAGTGGGACTCGCAGACGGTGAAAAGAAGCGGCACGACGAACGGCAGTTTCTCCTTGTCGATGTCGGGAGTGAGCATCGGGCGGCACACGGTGCAGATCGTCGCCGAGATGGAGGCGAGCGCGGAGCTGACGCTGAAGAGCGAGAGCATATACTTTGACATTCTAAAGGGTGGGCAGAACGCTCCGTATATCGGCACGAAGCTGACCTTCGGTGACGGACGCATCTTTGCGGACGACCATCTGACCCCGACTGTTGAGACCGGCCAGTATGAGCAGGTGAGATTTGACTTCGTGGCGTATGACCCGACAACGACCCCTGCAAGCATGAGCGTGTGGAGAGACGGCATACGGACGCAGACGGTGAGCGTACCGAGGACGACGCAGGTATATACAAACCGTTTCCTGGAGCAGGGCGACGTGGCGATGGTGCTGAAGTGCGGCACAACGGAATACAAGCTGAACGTGAAGGTGACGGAGAGCGGCATTGACCTGAGCGAGGCGACTGCCGGACTTGTGCTGAAACTGACGGCAGCCGGCAGAAGCAATGCCGAGAGCGAGCCTGCTGAATGGCGTTATAACGACGTTCAAACGGTGTTTGAAGGTTTTGACTGGCAGAGCAACGGCTGGACGGGAGATGCCCTGAAGCTGACGAACGGCGCGAATGTAGAAATCGGGTACAAGCCTTTCGGCAACGACGCGACGACTACGGGCGCGACCTATGAGATGGAGCTGACATGCACGAACGTGACCGACCGCAAAGGTACGGTGGTGGACTGCATGACCGGCGGCGTGGGTTTCAGACTGACGACGCAGGAGGCTCTGATGCGGACGGGCGCAGGTTCGGAAGTAGGCACTAAGTTTGCAAGCGGTATGACCCTGAAGATAGCCTTCGTGGTGCAGGAGAAGAAGGCGGGCCGATTGATGACGCTGTATGTGAACGGCATCCTATGCGGCGCGAAGCAGTATGCCTCGACGGACTCGCTGCTCCAGGAAGAACCGACGAACATCAGGATCACGAGCGAGAGTGCGGATGTAGAGGTGCGGAACCTGCGTGTGTATAACCGTGCCTTGGGCGATGATGAGGAACTGGCGAACTACATGGTGGACCGCCCGACGAGCGACGAGATGGTGGTGCTGTTCGAGAAGAACCAGGTGATGGACGACGAGGGCACTGATGTCGATATAGACAAACTGCGTGCGATGGGCAAGAGCGTGATGCGCATCGTGGGTGACGTGAACCTGGTGAACCAGACGAACAACAAGAAGTTTGAGGTTCCGGTGGACATCTACTTCTACTCTGCCTACGGCAAGGAGTATGACTTCATCATCTACCAGTGCGGACTGAGAATACAAGGCACCTCATCGACGACCTACCCGAGAAAGAACTACCGCATCTACTTCAGCCGCTCGACGAAGTACGGCACGAAGCTGTATGTGAACGGTGTGGAGGTAGCGGACTTCAAATATTCGTTCAAACCAGGTGCAAGACCGATAGACATATTCTGTCTGAAGGCGGACTTCTCAGATTCTTCATCTACGCACAATACGGGTGCGGTGAGAGTTGTGAACGACATCTGGAAGAGATGCGGCTGGCTGACTCCGCCACAAATGGCCTACAAGGGCAACTATGACGTGAGAATCGGCGTGGACGGTTTCCCGATAGATTTGTTCTACGACAACAACGGCACGGGTGAGAACGTGTATCTTGGCAAGTACAACTTCAACAACGAGAAGAGCGGCAGCGGCATCATCTACGGCTTTGAGGGTATCGAGGGCTTCAATGACGAGGCTGCACTGAAGGGCGAGCGCAACAAGTGCATCTGTCTGGAGTTTCTGAACAACTCGGAGACATTGTGCCTGTTCGGTACGAGCAACATGGACACGTTTGACGACGCCCTGGAGTTCCGCTTCAAGGCCGACAACACATGGGCGACGGCGCATGAGGAGGACAAGGCGGCAGTGAAGCGCCTTTGGGAGTGGATATACTCGTGCAAGGGCAACCCGACGAAATTCCTGAACGAATATGCGGAATACTTCGGCAATGACTCGCCATTTGCATGGTATCTGATAACGGACTACTTCATGGCTGTGGACAACCGTGCGAAGAACATGATGCTCGTGACATGGGACGGCAAGATATGGTATTTCATCCCATACGACATGGACACGGTGTTCGGTGAGCGCAACGACTCGGTTCTGAAATACGACTACACGATAACGTGGGAGACGATGGACGAGAGCATCGGCTCGTATGCGTTTGCAGGACACGACTCCGTGCTGTGGGAACTTGTGAGAGGCTGCCCGGACAAACTGAGGGAGGTGGCAGACAAGCTGCGAAGCACGATGTCGCTGGAGTATGTGCTGAAGGTGTTCAATGAGGAGATGATGGGCAACTGGTGTGAGCGCATCTACAACAAGGACGGCATCTACAAGTACATCAAACCGCTGACGGAGGGTGTGACGACGGCAGACGGCACTACGAGTTACTATGACTATCTCTATGCACTCCAGGGCAGCCGGTATGCGCACCGCACCTATACCATCCAGAACCGCTTTGCGTTGCTGGACAGCCAGTATGTGTGCGGTACATACAGAAAGGACAGTTTCGCGGCCTACTTCGGCTACAAGTTCGGAAGTGACCACCGGAAGATAAGGATCACGGCGAGCGAGCGGTATTTCTTCGGGTACGGCTACACGAGCGGTACTCCGCACGAAAGCGCAGTGCTTGCGGAGGACACGGGAAGCCAGGTGGAACTGACGCTTGACACAGACCTCATCGTGAATGACCCGCAATACATCTACGGTGCGAGCCGCATCATGGGGCTTGACCTGACGGACGTGAGCCATGCCATACTCCAGACCCTGAACCTGAACAACTGCTCCGCCCTGCGGACGCTTGACGTGAGCTGCGGCCAGACACAGACAACGCTGAACGCCTTGCTGGTGAACGGCTGCCGAAACTTGCGTACTCTGAATATGACCGGCTTGAAGTCAGGCAGCTTCACCGGCATAGACTTGAGCAACAACACGAAGCTGGAGACACTGAAGGCAGGCAAGACGGCCCTGACCGGCGTGAACTTCGCACAGGGTGCTCCGCTGACGAGCGTAACGCTCCCGGCAACGTTGCAGACACTGGAACTACGCTATCTGGGCAAACTGACGACCGGCGGTCTGACGCTGGAGGGCACAAGCAACATCAACAGACTTGTGGTTGACAATTGCCCGGGTGTGGACTGGCAGACGCTGCACGCAAGGTGCGGAAACGTGAAGTACCTGCGTGTGACGGGCATCGACATGGAAGGCGACGGCAGTCTGCTGACCTCGCTGATGCGGACGGGCGGCGTGGACGAGGAAGGCGGCAACGTGGAGACGTGCCGACTGGTGGGAACGTACCGACTGACGAGATACAAGAACGATGAGGAGTATGAAGCACTGCAGCAGCATTTCCCGGAACTGAACATCGAGCAGCCTGAATACACGATGCTGGAGAGCGACGAGAGCGTGGCAGACGATGCAAACCTCTCGAACCTGGATAACGGCACGGGCTATAAGTACGGCAACGACTACAAGCCAAGCGGCCATGTGGCTGCGATACTGAAGAACCGCCACAGAGTGCTGGCGAAGGTGACAAAGAAGGCGACCACGAGGAACGTGAACATCGCGAATGTCGATACCATGGTGAACAACCTGGACGGCGAGATGACTTACTTGGAGCTTGACGATAAGGACAGCACCAAGTATGCCGACGGAACCCCTGCCAAACTTGACGGCAGCGAGGGTGACCTGATGATGCACGAGCCTTTCTTCTGGAGCAAGGGTATCAATGACTTCTTGAACAGCAAGGACTACAGCTGCTACAGCTCGAAGGACAAGGATCACATGCCGGCGGTGCCAAATGTGGACGTATTGACGCTTGATGACATCAAGGCGGTGCAGGGCGGTTACACTAAAGGCAGGAAAGTGATGAGTGGCAGGGATACCATAACAAATGCCATGAGCACGGACAGTTCTTATTCGGTGTGTGTGGTGGATGTGTCGAAGCACAAGCGTGTCCGTTGGCCGAGTGTGCCAGGCACGAACCTTGTGGGCAGCGCATTTGCCGACGTGAACGGCAATGTGGTGAAGAGCGTCGTGGTGCCAACGCTGGGAAACAGATTTGAGGCTGGTATGTATCTTATCAGCGATGTGCCTGAGGGAGCCAAGACTTTGTACTTCTCTATATTGAACACAGCCGAGTTTGACAAGGTTGTGCTATCCAACAGCAGCAAGATAGAGGATATGGAGCCTGAATGGTTTGCGAACGAGGAGCATCTGTGTGCTGTTGTGGGCAGTTCTGTAGTGGGCAGCAAGCTGCGTGCCTGCATAACCGGCGGCAGTACCACAGCAAGTATGACATGGACGGACTTCCATTATTACAGCGTGCAGCGAGGTATGCAGCAGATTGACGCTCTGATGCACTTCCGCATTGCGAACCTTACATACGCGAAGTATGGCAGGAGAAACATGCAGGAGCAGTGTGGCGCTGGCTCGCATACGAATATGCGCACGACTGGCGGCACGATGTCGAGAGGCATGCAGGACACTATAGGCTATGAGGGCGCAAAGGCAATCAACCCGAATGTTACAAACAGTCTGGTGGACGAGAACAGAGTACACCAATATGCCTGGTATATAGACAAGGACGAGTATGGTGCTGCAAAGGTGACGCAGGTGAACAATATCTGCTGCCTGGGCTATGAGGACATCTACGGACACAAGTATGAAATGATGGACGGTGTGGACTTGCCGAACACGAGCGGCAATGAGGGCAAGTGGCGCATTTGGATGCCTGACGGCAGCACGATCATGATAAAGGGTTCTACTTCAAGTGGCTGGATAACGGCTGTGGCTCATGGAAAGCTGATGGCTATTGTACCAGCCGGGGCTATGCAGGGTTCGTCGAGTACATACTATTCAGATTATTACTGGATAAGCACAGCCACTGGCCGTGTGGTCTATCGCGGGTACAACAATGCGAACGCGAATGGCGGTGTCTCGA